AGAGTTTTCAAAACAGGCACGCGGTCGGCATAAAATCTAGGTTTTCTAAAATAAGCACTGGTAAAAATGGAGCGAAACGCCGTTATGTTTTGGAGTATCACTCCAAACATTTTTGGATTTAGCTGCGGAACACCTAGGCGATTTTAAGCCGTTTTAACGCACTACGAGGGCCGAGGTATAGGGTAGGTTGGCGTGCGGCGATTTCTTCGTTCTACGGCGATTTAGGGGGTAATTTAACGCGGCATTGGTTAGGGTACCGCGGGCAGTTTAGGCGTGAGGGTAGTGCGGTAGATTCAGCACGGCAATGGTTAGGATACTGCGAGACTCGGATTTCTTGGCCTCCGTCGATTACAAAATGCCTTAGACTCCTTAATGACTTTGGTTTGCGTAACTTTCTACGTGCCTCAGCTCCTCCGACTGCGAGGCGCGCGCAATCCTTCCCGCCTACCCAGTGGCTCAAATATTTTTTATCCTCATTGCTTTCTGAGAGGGCGTAGAGGCTTAGTAGTCGTGGTGGTCCTTGACGCTCGCTTCGCTCGCTTTATATATAGGTCCCTCCCCCTTCGGGTGAGGGCGTGTTTGCCTTCGTGGCCGCTTGGTACCCCCGGGGGTTTGGACCGTCAGAGGACACGGGGCTACTCTATATACACACTACGCCGCACACAAATTTTCTGAAAACCACAGCAAATCAAGGCATTTTTAAATTAACCGCGTAACCCTGACCAGCCACGAAACCCCTGCTCAACTTTGGGCTAGGTACCCCATCTGGACCGGGCACCCATACATTTTCGCATAGCTACCGGGCTAAAAATTTTTCGCCAAAATAAAGCATTATCCACTAAGAAAAAAGCCCCTAGTTTTACCTAGGGGCTTCGCGTCTCATTTCTTATTCATATTAAGGAAAACCGGGTAAACAAAATATACAAAAAAGCAATCGCAACCCACGAATCGCATAATACTAAGCCCGCACTTACTTGTCAAGAAAAAATATGTTACACTTGTGAACACAGACTAACTTATTAGGGAGTAATGCAGATGCACAACATGCAGGTGAAATTAGAGAAGGAATATCACGACAGGCTGATGGCGTTTTGCCGTCGCAATGGTACAACGAAAGCGGATGCACTTCGCTATATGATGGACACGCTACAATTAACGGAGAAGAACGATGCAGAGTTCGACAGATGGTATGACACCCACAAACTCTAATTTGCCGGACTTATCGGACGTGCTTGCGCAGATTGACTTCTCGGCAAAGCCCATAGAGCACGGCAAAGCGGGGAACCAAGGGTTCTTTCATGTAGGCAAATGGGGTAGCCTTGTTATCGAGCTTATCGCCTATCCTGACGACCAAGAGGCGGTGCTTGAGCATTATGGGCTGTCGCAGTATCAGTTTGAGGACTTGAAAGCCAATCCGCTCTTTCAGAAGCTCTATAAGGACACCGAGAGCACGGTACACGCCTTGGCGACAAACGGGGGGTTCCAGCTCGCAGCGAGACGGGTGGCGGAGCAGGGATTGACAGTGCTTGAGGAGATAATGGTGAATGGGGATTACAAAGAGCGCTTAAAAGCCGTTGAGATGGCCGCGCGGTTGGCGAACCTTGACCCGGCTGTTATCGCAAAACAAAAACAAGAGCAAGCCACGGTGAATACCGGGGTGCAGTTGGTGGTGAACTTAGGCAAAGGGCTAGAGCCTCCGAAGGCGTTCCAGGGGCAGAGTAATACAGTGATTGATGTAAAACCGGAGGACATAATAAGTGAAGTTGAGTAAAGACAATATCGACGCCATCGTAAGTAGTCTGATTGTTGGACTTGCGTGTGGGGCGTTCTGGGGCGGTGTCGTAGCCATTAGTCCCACGTCAACAGCGAGCCCGTGGTTAGTGGGGTTGGTGGCGTTTATCATAGGTTTATTAACAGGGTTATTAACAACGTGGGATGTAGAAGATGTCGCAGATAGTAATGCCGATGTATAACCCGTCGCCGACGGCGATTAAGTTCCATAATGACGACAGCTTCGTGCGTGGGGTGGTCGCAGGTGTTGGGACAGGTAAGTCGGTGATGATGATCCAAGAGTTGCTACGTCGTGGGTTCCAACAAGACCCTGGCCCTGACGGGGTGAGACGCACACGGATGGGGCTCGTGCGGGCGACGTATCCGAACCTGCGTACCACGACCGTGAAGACGTTTAGTAGTTGGGTGCCACCGATATTAGCCCCTGTTCGCCAGACAGCGCCTATGACGGCTAGGTTCAGCGGAGGATTGCCGGACGGGACGAGCTTCGATATGGAGTTCATCTTCATTGCACTTGAGAACGTACAAGATGCGCAGAAACTCAAGTCAATGGAGTTTACGATGATATTTATCAACGAAGCGCGGGAGGTGGCGTTTGAGGTCTATGATACGTGTAAGGAGCGGGTAGGGCGATACCCGACCATCGACCCGATGACGGGGTTAGGTGGGTGTACATTCAGTGGTGTGATATTTGATAGCAACCCGCCGGCGGAAGACCATTGGATTGCCAAGTTAGACTTTAATCCGACGGAGAGTAGTCGGGTGTTCCACCAACCTGCGCCGTTCATTGAGAAGGTAAATAGCAAAGGTGAGATTGAGTACATAGACAACCCGCTCGCGGAGAACTTGGAGTACTTAAGCCAAAAACCGATAGTCGACGGCGTGCCGTGGACGCTTGAGGAACGCCGTGCGTTCGGCTATGCGTACTATCGCAGAATGCTCGATGGCAAACCTAAACACTACATCGACACCGAAATTATGGGTAAATACGGAAGCAACTTCGACGGTCGTCCGGTGTATCAGTCATATTGGACGGAAGAGGTTGTAAGCGGATACTCACTTGAACCGAGGGTAAGTTATCCGGTAATGCTTGGCATCGATACCACGGGGCTTAATCCTGCCGTTGTGTTCGGGCAGGTGGAGCTTGGGGTGTTACACATCAAGCACGAGCTCTTGGCGTTGGATATGCCGTTCATTCCATTTGTTCGCGATGTGCTACGTCCGTTCTTGGCGCAACACTATCCGGGCTGTCAAGTTGTCGCCTACACCGACCCTGCTAACCCTCGGGATAGTAACCGTGGTGAGACGCCGGTCCAGGTGCTACGGCAGTATGGCATACAAGCGCAGAATGCTCCGACGAATAAGTTTAAGGCGCGGCTTGATAGCGTGATTAGCTTCTTGCAACGCAGAGGTGGCTTGTTGATTGACAAGCGGTGTGAGAAAATAATTAACGGCTTCCGTGGCGGCTACCACTACCGACCATTGAAGATTAGCGGAGTTGGGCAGACCTTCTCCAGTGAACCGGTGAAAAATGAGTATTCGCACATAGCAGACGCCATGCAATATCTCTGTAACGGCATACGACACGGTTCGGATAATCAACAACAGCACGCGTACAAGCGCGTGGCATCTAAACGGGTGTACTAATGGTCGGTATGAATATAAAAGAGCACCTAGGGTTGGCGGATAAAATCAGCCAAAGCAAGGGTGAGACGGCAGTCGAGTTTAAAGACAAACTGGCGCGTATGGTGAAGCAAGACTTCGACGCTGCGGTGAAACATCGGGCAATGCATAAGTTCGGCGATTACACGGCGGAAGAAGTGCTGAATAACTGCTATTCGCAGTATTACGGGGAGATACCGTGTGACATTCGCGAAGCGTTTGGGAATATTCCTACACCTAGCCTTACACAGTTGAAGGTGAGTGCGCTGAATGCGTGGATCCGTGATTTATTATTCGGTAGTGGCGGTGTGCCGTTTTCTATCGAGCCTACGCCGATTCCTGAATTAAATAAGGAGATCGAAGACGAAGTCTTAATGCGGGTTAAAGAAGTCATCTTCGGTAAAGATGAGGCGTTGATTCCTACGTCTAAGATAGAGATGGAAGAACTCGCACGGGGGCAGAAGAAGTATGTACGTGAGGCTATGTTAGTTGCTGCTAACAATGCTGCTAAGACGATGGAAACGGTGATGTGGGACCAGTGCATTGACGGTGGATACCGTAAAGCAATGATGAAGTTCCTGCAGGACTTTTGTATTTACCCTTATGCGGTGATGGAAGGCCCGGTGCCGGAGATACGCACGCAGTTTGTCTGGAGTGGTGATTCGCTACAGGCTAAAGATGAAGTGGTGTACGCGGTGAATCATGTTAGCCCATTTGATTTTTTCTGGTCGTCTGACAGTACAGATACGCAGGACGGATCGTATGTCATCGTGCGCAAACGCTATTCTAAGCAGCAATTGGTGAAGATGGCAAAGCTCGATTCGTATATCCGGGAGAACGTCATCTCCGCACTTGAATATTTTAGCGACCGTAATACCCCGATGAATTGGTTAGGAGGTAACCCGGAGAACTCCAACGACATAATTCCGTGGGATGGCAAAACCGCGCTCGAAGTATTGAAGTATTATGGGGCAGTGCGTGGTGACGTACTCAAAGAGTACGGCTTAAAGAACGTCGAAGCCAATGAGTACTACGAGTGTATAATCCATACGTTAGGGCACTTCACGTTAAAAGTGGTGATTAATCCTAACCCTAATGCGAATAAACGCCCTATCTATGTAACAAGTTACGAGAAAACGGGTAATGGCATTATGGGGTTCGGTATCGCACAAAAGATTCGCGAGGTTGAGCGTGCGTTCCACAGCTGCCTACGGGGTATGATTAAGAATATGGAATATTCAAGTGGCCCGATTGGTGAGGTAGATTTTAGTCGTATTCAGCAGTGGATTACTGACGACCAAGTCGGTGATATTGAACCATTTATGGTGAACCCGGTTGACCCCGACCCAGTAGGCGGTGGACGACCGGCATATATGTTCCATAACTTCCCGAATAACACCGCAGCACTAAGTAACGTCTGCCAGTGGTTTATGTCCTTAGCTGATGTGGTGACGCAGATTCCGGCAAGTATCCACGGTCAACCTGTGGGCACCGGGGCAAACCGTACCTTCCGTGGTATGTCTATGCTCTATGGTAATGCACTCAAAGGGGTGCAGAGTGGGATTACCAACATCGATGATGACGTGGTAGCGCCATTCGCCACAGCGCTTTATCTGTATAACCTTAAATATAATCCACGTGAGGACATTAAGGGTGATGCGAAAGTATTAGCACGTGGTGCTAGTGGCCTGATGGAGAAAGAGCTCAAGAAAAACGATATGCTTGAAGCTGCACAGGTGGTGGCAAGTCTTGCGCAAACAGGTCGCGTTAAACCAGAATCGATTGATAAAGCGGTTCAACGTGTGCTGCAGGCGTTGGATTTGGTGGACTATGACGTGGACGATGTCTTCGCCAAGATTAGCGAGCAAGAGGGAGAGCTCGACCCAATGGCACTAGCTTCGCAGAATGCCAGCGGTGAGGTACAACAGAGTGCGCCACCTGCGCCAAATGAAGCACAACTCCAGTAGGTGAACAAGGATTATACAAGTTAGTTGATACACACTAACTTGTATAGTAGAATGCGGGAAAATTATAAGATAGAGGATCGATTATGGATTCATTAAACGGCCGTAAAATGCGCCTAGGCGACGTCGTATATGACGTGCTAAAAGGTATGGGGCAAGTTGTCCGCGACGGCGGTGGCACCTTAAATGTCGTAGTACGTTTTAGTGAAGGTGACGAATTGTCATACGCACAAGACGGTACGTTCCAAGGCTTTAAACGCCTTTACTGGAAACCACCGTATATTTTAGAACCACGTGGTCCTGACGACAAAGCGTATGACGATGCCATTGCTTTGATTACTCCAATTTATAATAAGTTGGTGGAACGTGAAAAAGGCGGTCGCTAAGTGGCAAGCGGTTGTATGGGGAAAAGTTATAGTCCCCTTCGCTGACTTGTTTAGGTTAGAGTGCGAGTATTGTTGGTGGTGGCGTGGCGTGTTTGTTGGGTCAACTATCACTGCCATATTATTCGTTGTAGTAAGTAAATTACTGGAGATACTATGACTTGTGAAATTTCCACCGGTCGTCGAATCGGCAATCGCGTACAAGCAAAAGATCCTAACGTACTATTTGACGCGCGGTCTAGTAACACTGTATCGCATATCTTCCACGTCGATCCGTGCGCGCCTATCAAAATTTGTACATTTGGGTTGGGAGACGGTGAAGCGTTAGAGCTGCATAAGGTACATCCGCGTCCGGGCGTAATGCCGCAGGGGTATGGTTGTATTTGTAGTGCAGAACCCGGCTCAAGTGTAAACATCGAAATGAGCGAGCCGTTTAAAATTAACGGTGAGACCGTAGAGATTACCAATCGCAACAGTGCTGTGTTCTTAACGATACCGGGGTTGTTTGTGCTACAAATGAAAGCACCAACTATGCTGGGTAAAGTGTTCTGCACGATTAATGAAGTAGAATGTTGCTGCTTACCTAATAAACTTATTATTGGGAATTAATTATGGCAAAACCGATTCAAATTATTTCCCCACAATCCACCACCACGTTATCTAAGGTGTTCCAAGTATACCCTGGATACGCGATGGTGATTTCGTCGTTTAATTTCCAAGACGAAGTACACAACGATGTAGGTGATGTGATAGAAGAAGGTGATTGCGCGGTACTACACAAAATCAAGGTTGAGCATAGCGCAATGCCGCACGGCGATGGTTGCGAAGATGGCGATTGTCGCCAATGTATTTTTGAGGCGTCGGAGCTTCGGATCATCAGCTCTGAACCAGTTATGCTGTGTGAAGACACGATGGGTCATCATTGTGGGCAGAACCTTACAGTGTTGTCGGTACCTGGGTACTACGCCTTTGAATTATGCCACGATAAATCGATAGGCAAAGTCTCTATAGAGGTCGAAGAAATTACGGCCGACGTAGCGAAATTAATCCCTCAAAACTTTTTTCATGGAGCTTAACTATGGCAAGATGTGCAAAATGCGGTAAATCGGCCGGTATTCCAGACCGCATCCCGATGAAAGACATGCGTACCGGTACAACCCGTACAGTCTCCACCACGGCTTCGTTACTTGGTGCTAAACCAACGCTGAAAGACCAACGTGGAATGAATCAAACTAAACTTAACGTGAAGAACCCACTACGTGAAAAATAATCGAATTGGGAACTACGACGTCTCAGACGCGGAAATGAACGTGTTAGCGAAGGTGTTTGCGGACCCGATTTTAGCTAACCAGTTTATTTCCCTTCTTGAAAACGTCAAACGTAGCAATGAAGTATTGCACGGAAAGACTGCGCAGATGTTCCTCATGACGGACGCACCTGCGCAGCGTGCGATGTCATTAACCTACAAAGGTAAAGCGGAGTTTGCAGCAGAGATGGTGCAGCTCATTAAACAAGTCAATAAATAGGACACGGATTTATGGCTAAATATCAATTCGCGGAGCAAGCGCGTAAACTGCTAGAGGAGAACGGGGTAACCGTAAATGATGACGGTACAACGGGCTTCATTAAACAACCAGAACAAGTTGTATTAGATGGGGGTGCCGGTACAACCGAACCACCACAAAACGTAAATAAAGAAGCAGCGGAGTCATCATCACAGGACAATCAAGCCGGTGAACCTGCGTCTACTACCACAGTAGATGAACGTGATCGTCTCATTGAGATGCAACGTGAGGAGCTTGAAGCATTACGTGCTAAACAAGCGCAGCAATCTTCTGAACAGCCACAGAAATCGGCGCGGGAAGAAGAACTAGAGCGCGAACTCGCCGAATTACGCGGGCAGCTTGAAACTAAAACACAAGCGGAGCAAGCCGATGAATTTCGTGCGATGCTTGAAAAACAAGGTTTTAATAGCGATGAATTAGACGACGACGTATTACTCGAAGTACGCCGACAATTGATTGCACCAGTTGCGGATAAGCTCAATAGCATTGAGCAACGAATCGCAAAAACGGAAGAACGATTCCGCGAACCTACCGCGCAAGAGAAATTGGAACAAACCAAGGCGCGTGTGTACGGTGATATTAAAAAAGAAATTCCAGACTTCGACACGATCTTTAACTCTAAAGCGTTTAAAGATAAGTTGGTGGAGAAAGACGACCGATTCCCTACGGCTACATTCGGCCACGCTTTACAAGAAGCGTTAGAGAACGGGCGAGCTGATTTCATCATTCGTGAAGTTAAGGCCTTTATGGGTGGTGGGAAAGACCCCTTAGCTGCGATTGCGGATGTGAGTGGGTCAAACGGAGAAGGTGCAAACACCACACCGGCAACGGATACAGGTGGCTATACGTTCTCCGATGAGGAAGCTACGCAAATGTTGAGAGCGTACCAGATGCGCGATATTTCTCGACAGGAGTATAGTGAGTATAGATCAAAACTGGACGCACATCGTTCAGGCAAGTAACAACATAGGAGCTAACAATGGCGCAAGCAGGTTTAGGTTCAGCGTCCGGTTATGGTAGTATCCACGATACTCCTCTCGCTACGAAAGGTTATCATAGCCGAATCATTGAGCGCGGTTGGGAAAATGACATCTTAGGTGAGATCGTTAATACCCGAATCGTGGCGCAAGCCTTCGACTGTAACCAAGTTGTAGAATTTATTCTACAACCGGACGTAGGTCCGTGGAGACGACTTGAAGACAACCAAGTCATCAAACCGGATACTGTACAAATCACGTCGGTGCAAATGACACTTTGTAACCAAGCGTACAAAGCGATTAAAATCGATAACGCATTACAACGTAATTTATGCCAATTTTGGTCTAAATTTGAAGCAGGATTCTTGGATTCTTGCTATCGCGAATTATCCGGTATGTGGCATAGCTTCGTTTTATCAGCGATGGTATTAGAAGCAGACCGCCGCAACAAAGGTGCTAACGCAGGTCGCGACCGTGCTATTAACTTAGGTACTGTTGGTGCACCGGTGCGTATTACCCCGGCTAATTTACCGGTCAACTTGATGAACTTACGTAATGTATTGATTCATCAAAACCGTTGGAAAAACGGTGAGATGTTCTTGCTCGTCCCACCTGAATTTGCCAATGTGTTGATCCAATCTGAATATCGCCTCGCCGCAGATATTGGCTGCTGTAAAGATCCGTCAATGTTATTGACAGGTGAATTCCCGGGTCAATTAGTTGGCTTCCGTACCATTTCTTCAATGCGTACCATTGGTGCGTTTGATACTGCGGTGAACAAACAAGCCTACTACGTACTCGCTTTCTGGAAAGAAGCCTTTGCGTTCTACGGCGACATCACCGAAGGTCGTATCATCGAAGATAAAGACTACTTAGGTCGTCAATATCAAATGGCTGCGTTATGGGGCGGTAAAGCAATTTACGGCGACGCAATCGCTGTCGGTTATTGGACTTTTGATTAAGGAGTTTTACGATGGCAAATGTAATGCTAACTTTAGGCGGTCCATACCGCTACAATCGTTCTTCTACCGCACGTCAAACTGTGTATGAGGAAAAAATCAACGGTGTAGCCGAGCGCATCGCCGGTGAGTTTATGCACGGGTTTTTTACCACAGGAAACTCTCTCAACCCAATGTTTAGCGAAGGTCAAGCGGAAGCGTTGGATCTCGCTAATACCGGGCTGAATGAGTTTATCGGGTTATTTGAAATTCCGTCTAACCACACCTTAATCGACGTCGCTGCCCGTGTAATCCCAGTTCAATCTGAACGTGGGTACCAAGGTAAGATGAATGCGGATGGCTTAGTTGTATCTGTGGAAGTTCATGAGTACAGCAAAACCACCATGCTTCCTACCGGTACGGTATTACCATTGGTGACACCTATGAACGGTATTCCGGCGAATGCGGAATCATTTAAACGCAGTGCGGTTAGCCCAATAAACGGCGGCCACTGGATTGAAGACGATAAATTCTTAGTGTTGGGGTTAAAAGTAGATAGCTTACCGTCTAACCCTAACGTGAAATTATCTGACATCACCGCGCGCATTGAAGTAACAGCGCACGCGTATGACTACGAATGTCCGATCCACGTTTAATTGGGTACGGTGCGGGATAACACCCGCACCTTCTTTCCTTTATGGCACGAAAATTTACACAGCTCGCTAAACAAGCAAGAGCGAGATATAACCAACCAACTGACGGAGAACTTGAGATGGCTCAAGATACAAAGAATGTTGCCCCACCAATGGCAAAGAAAGCAAAATTTTTACGTGACGCAGACGGCACTCTATACCCTTGGGTACCTGAACTTGCGGCGCGTGGTGATTTAGTCGCAGCGTACGACCCTGAGAACCCTACAGCGTACTCAAGCGACCAAGCACAAATCGCGTTAAATCGCGAATTAGAATTAGCCAAAGAGCGTGCCGACGCAGAAGAAGTAGCACGTCTCGAAGCACAAAAACGTATGGAAGAAGAAGCAGCGAAACGTGCGGAAGCGGAAGAAGTTGCACAAGCTAACCAACGTAATTTAGCGATTGCGAATGAAAAATTAGCCGAGCTTGAAATTGAGTCAGCGAAGAAAATTGCAGAGCTGCAAGCGCAACTTGACGCTATGGCAAAACAGCAAGCCTCTGGTGCAACTGTAGCGGAAGAAGATGCTACACCTCCTGCAGAAAAGAAAGCTCCAACTAAAAAAGCTCCGGCTAAAAAAGTGAAAGAAACCACTGAAACAAAAACCGAAGCAGAAGAACCAAACGATATTGATTTAGACGGCTTAGACGAATAATGACGACAATCAATGACTTGATCGTACGCGCAGCGCGTGATTTAAACGACTATACAGATGAAGTGCCTAACAAGCAGTTCCAACGATGGTCGCAAGAGCAATTGTTGGGCTATTGGAATGAGGCGTTGTGTGTAATGTTTACGCTAAACCCGAGTAAGTTTAAATCTACGAAGGTAGCGAAATTACAACCCGGTATGAACCAAGTGCTCGACGACTGCGGACGCGTGCGGTCAGTCATTGGTGTGAGTGATAAAGACGGCAACGTCTTGTATGAAATCGAGCTAGATAAATCAGATCATAAGTTAAAGTGGGGTGGTTTTAGACCGCGCCACTGTTCTTCATTTACACATAACCGTGATTTCAAACTCACCCACTATCGCATATTGACGGATAAAGATGGGTCAGTCATGGTGAAACCCTCCATCCCGTATGGGGTGGATATTTATCTTAAATTCATGTGTGAGAACCCACCACGTGAATTTGAAATGAACCGTTTAGACGCGGACACTAGCGAAGCAAATTGCGGCGATATAGTAATGGGCGTGCACTGGGTAATATTCCGTGCGCTAATGGTGGACGAAGAAAGTCAATCCTCTACGTCACTCGCTACGCAGCATCTAAACTTGTTCTTCAAGTTATTAGAAGTTAAAACAGAAACGGACAAAGAAGCCAATTATAACCTTGAGAGCTTACCGGCGGTGCTTAAGCCGTTGGTTGCGAGAGAGGTGGCTAAGTACCAACTGGGGATTAAATAATGCGTGACATTGTCGAGACCGTACCACTATCCAACTTCATTGACGAAATTATGTTACTAGATGGCATAGAACAGCCTATGGCGGAGGATTTTGTTCGCAAGGCAGCCATTGATTTTTGTACTAAAACACAAGTAATTAAGCGTACAACCGAAATAGAGTTGATCGCGTGTGCGGAAGAATATTTATTAGATCTTGAAGACTGCGATAGAGTTGTGAGTATCCAAGAGGTATGTGGCTATGAGGTGTTAAGTAAAGAGCCATGTAGCAAACCAATTTGCAGCGGGCACTACGTATGGTTCGTGTCACCAGATAGCCTTAAGGTTAGCCCTATCCCTGTCGAGAGTGGGGGCAAGGTTCGGGTAGTGGTGTCCGTTGCACCCAAACAAGATTGTTGTGAGTTAGACGTGCTACTCTACGAAAAGTACCGGGAAGCGATAATCGATAAGGCACTATCTATGCTTTATCGCATAAAGCAAGCGCGATGGTTTGACTTGAATTTGTCCGCTGTACACGAGCGCGATTACAAGTCAGCCGTTACACAAGCTGGCGCTGACCGATTACTAGGAGTGCGTCGAGGTAAGATTAGATTAAGATCAGGTGGGATTTATGGCTAATTGTGGATGCAATCCGTGCGGCAGTAAAATGCCAGAGACAAAAAAGAGCTGCAAACCGTTCTCGTTGTGTGTAGGAAATAAGAGCTTACATTATGACGGGAACTGTTTGTATGTGACAAAAAGAAAATTCCAGATCCCAGACGGTACATATACTTCGCTCACATTCGCCGATGGCTGCATTGTAGGGGTAGGGCAAGCACCTATCCCAGTTTATACTCCGCAGGCGTGCTGTGACGGTGCGACTAGTAATCCACCGCCGGTAGAAGTTACATCATTAACTGCGGCACCAAGTGCGTCTAATTTGGCGAAGATCGAGAATAATCAGCTTACAGTTGACCCGGTTTGGAAAGATAGTACGAGCGTGAATGTAAGCGGGAATGGAACTCCAGCCAAACCTTGGACGGCGAAAGTTAAATTATCCCCACGTCACAACCGAATATCGCAACAAGCCGACGGCCTTAAGGTGGAATTAGAGTTCGATAGCACTGATAAGGTTAAACTCACAGGGTTAGGTACAGTCGATAATCCTTACAAGTTCGACCTTGGCGATATACAGGCAACGTTGCCGGAGATTAACGTAACAGAGTTTGAAGGTAACGGGTTTACGATTACGAAGACGGGGTTGTGGAAAGTACGCCATGGTTTAGAAGTCGTAACTAACTTAGAGTTTTCTAGTGACGCATTTCAAGTTGTCAACTCTGGGTTGACAACTCAAGTAATTGTAGATGAAGCGCGCCTACGTAATGGACGTGGTATTAACGCAAGTTCAGTATTTACCGGTACAGGTAACATTCCGGCACCACTTGACATAGACGACGACGCGCTACTTAACCGCGTGTTAAGTAAGCCGGCATTAGTGCAGAAGTTAAAAACGGCATTAGGGTTATAGAATGAACTTAATGTATAAAAACTTTAAAGGCGTAGCACCCAGATATGACCGACATCTACTAGGTGACGGATACGCTGAGACTGCGAAAGACGTAAACTTGTGGCACGGTACGTTACGCCCGTTCCGCGAGAAGAAGTTATGCCATGCCATTAAGAAGACAACAAAGTCGGTGTTTTACGACAATTGTTGTTGGAAAGAGTTTGACAAGTGCGTTGAGTTTACCAGAATGAATACGACCTGCGTTCGCCAAGTAGTGACGGGGTTGTACGACTATCCGGCTACAGCATGTTCTGATGAATGTAACCCGAAATGGATTCGCTTAGGATTGCCGTCGCCAAAGAGTCCACTTACGGTGGAGCGGTTAGATCCACTTAAAAACATAGATAGTTGTTATTCAGAGAACTTAATTGACGCCATCGACTACCAACGTGTATCGCGTACATACGTGTACACATACGTGAATAGTTGCTGCGACGAAGGCCCACCAAGTTATCCAACCGAGTTACTGGATGTAGATGATGGTGGACGAGTGATGTTAAGTGGGTTTGCTACACCGCCGGCGGAATATGGGGTAGAAAAGATTCGCATATATCGCCTAGCCAGTGGATTCGACCAAACCAATACGACTATCGAAAGTTTTATGATCGAGGAGAAGAACGCGCTTAGTGAGTTTTATCTGGTAGCAGAGATAGACGTAAATACGGGTGCATTCATCGACGACAAGCACGACTATGAACTAGGGTATGCGATGGAGTCACAGGAGTATGCGGCACCACCTGCAGACTTGCGAGATGTTATCAGTGTAGATGGTACGCAATTGGCCGGGATTACCGGTGGGAACAAGATTCGCTTCTCTACACCAAACTTCCCTCACGCGTGGCAGGAAGCTGACGAACTTACGATCCCAGATACGGCACAGGCATTAATTGAGTTTAACCACAATGTTATTGTTTTGACGTGTGGGTCAGTTTACCTTATTGAACCTATTCAAGATTGTAAAACGGTTGGGTGCCGACAAGTCAGAAAGACAATTGAAGACTACCCGCTGATTAGTTGTTGTGGCGGACATGGATATACGCTGACACCGAAAGGGGTGGTATTCGTCTCTATAGAGGGATTGATTCTAACCGACGGAGTGTCTGCGCAGAATATCACGTCACGGTACTTCGCCCCGGACGACTGGCAAGCGTTGCACCCAGACCGTATGAGTGTCGCCTACAATCGCGATAGTATTTATTTCTTTAGTGACAATGCAGGATATTGTCTGCAGTTCCCGGTCAGCTTAAGCAGTTGGGAGAATTCGAATTTAATTGAGCTCTCAGATCGGCCGCAGTTTGTATTCGGTGCCAATGACGAGCTCTATCTGGTAGAGAAAGATGGGGTTTACCGCTGGGACAAAGGCGATTCATATCGACCGTATCATTGGGTTGGTAAGAAAGAAATATCACCAACACAGGTTAATTTTGCAGGGGCGAAAGTCAGTCGATATAATGGAGGAGACGTCACGTTCAAGTTATTCGGGGACGACATACTAATAAAAGAGTTTAGCCCTGTGACAACGGACAAATTTCGCTTACCGAGCGGGCGTAGAGACGTGGAGTTCCAGTTAGCTTTAAACGGAACGGCAGAAGTTTATCAAGTGGAAGTCTCCACCAGTTATAGAGAATTAGGATCGATATGAAAGTACAAACAGTAAAATTCCCAGATACACCGGAAGCAACCTTAGCTGTGGTGAATGAACTACGACCATTCATTGATCGCTACCACAAAGAGATGTTTAATGCGACCGAGACTCTCCCGTCAGAAATGATGGCGATTATGTGGCACTCCGCGCAGCTCGATTTCATAGAGGTACTAAACGATGACGACGAGCGTATCGGTGTAGCGATGGTTAGTCTCTACACAAAAGGCGACGGTTCACGTGGCGCAACGATGATGGCCGCGTATTTAAATGAAGAATATCGCGGTAAAGGTTTGTTTAAACGTATTGTAGAGCTCGGTAAACTGGTGTACAGAGCACGCAACGTGACGACGTTAGATATACCCGTTCGCGAGGAGCAGGACTTATCGTGGTTCGGCGGCATCTACTTAAAAACATACAGAGCGGAGCTATAGAAAATGGCAGGGTGGCAAGAAGTTCCAATAAGCGGTAGCAGTAGCGTAACCGTGACGGGTACACCGGGGGCTACCGTCACACCTCCGGCACCTACGCCTACTGCGAAGAAAGATGCAGATAAGTTCCCGGGGGCCTTAAACGCGGGGTGGAGCGACTATTACCAGTGGGCGAGCAAGGACTACGAGGCGTGGAAGGACCAGTTTGACTACGCGGAAAATGAGCGCCTCAAAGAAAGTCACCGGTGGTTGGAGTATTACAACGACGTCTATGGGCAAGAAATGAGTTGGTGGAAGAAGCTAACTCTTTTCGCGCTTAACGGTATCCAATTATGGGCGTTGTGGAAGCAGTTCCAGCAACAGCGTGACTTGGCGGATAAAACGCACGACATCGCTAACCGTGTACAACGGATAGCAGAGGAACTCTTTGATTTTTACAAAGGCACTTACTACCCGCATGAAATCGCGCTCGGCAAACAAATTCAGAACTATTTCGACCACCCATACTGCGCAGATTATGACGGCACGGGGGCAAGGTTTGAACAAAACATGCGAACAGCCTTTCGCAAAGCACGGGAAGACGTAACACGCTGCACCAGTTCTAATTGTGCCCCATTTACCGAAAGTGACGCTTTATCTTGGGCGATTGAACAGGCGCAATCCGTCGGCAACGCACGAAATGGTGCCTATCGCTACGAAGAACTACGCAAAGATACCAAAGACAACAAGTGGCTTGAATTACGAATGAAGTACTTGCAGATCGGTAGAAATGTGTCAGCGGAAGGACAACAGGGTATTATGAAGGCGTTTAACACTTTCAGTGGCTTCGGTGCAGACCCAGGCGCTGCGTTAAGTCAATTACTCGGTACCCTGTCTAACACCGTAGGACAAATGATTTCTTCGCCGGTTGCACCGAAAGGCGACATCTCGCAACTCAAAGTGAGTAATTTACTGTATCAACCGTTCTTTGGTAACGTTATGCAGTCAGGTGATGTTCAGCCTGCTAAGGCAACTAAGATTACATAGACGGGGTAGGATATGTCCGCGGTTACACTCACGAATTATCAGCAACTCGCACAAGCTCAAGGCCAAGAAATCGAGAAGGCGAATACGGCTGCGTATAAAGCCCGTGTCGATCATGAACTCGAAGAAATACGAAAGAACCATCAGAAGTGGGCGGCTAAGTTTGCGCAAGCAGAAGATGTGCGCCGGAAGGAGGAAGACAACTGGCGGAAGTTTTACAAGAAAGTCTACGAGGAGGAGAACTCGTGGATAAAGGACACCGCTTTTTACATCTTAAACGGTATTCAGTTGTGGGCGTTGGTTCAACAGTATAATCAACAAAAACAAATTGCAGATAGAGTTTACGACTTAGCCAATCGGCAGCAAACTTTGGCCGAGGATCTATACGACCACTACAAAAAGCAATACCAACCGCACGAGGTTCAGCTTGGCAAACAAATAGACAACTACTTCGCAAACCCTTATCGCCCACAATACGATACAACGGCCGGGCGGTTTGTCATCAACGCCCGCGCGCAGATGGTAGGTAAACGTAGAGAAGTCCTCATGTGCGCGAATCAGTATTGCACCGGATCGGTAAAAACTGCCCTTCGCGATTTAGCGGTTAAGGAAGCAAATCTTGTCGGTAATGCGATTAATAGCGCAGTTAAGTACGAGAACTTGCGCGAGCAACGATTGGAAGACAAGTGGTTGCAAGTACGGTTGTCGTTTATTAACACAGGGCGTGGTGTCTCCGGGCAGGCGATTACCGGTATAGACGGTGCGGTTGCAGCGTTTAGTAAATTTGGCGCAGACCCAGGTGCTGCATTAAGCCAATTACTCGGTACGGCTGCTTATACAATCGGTGGTATAATCCCGTCGCCAAATTCACAACGGGCAGCTCCAATCGTGGAAGCAACACCAGCTTATACGCGTGGAACACCAACCACCCCACGTTCAGTTTCATCAGTCTTAAAAGGATAAAGTTATGTTTATAGTAGCTCCCACCCGTGGTGGATACCGCGGCGACGTAGTAAATAGTGGCTTTCGTCAAGGCAGACAGGATGCCTTTCGTGATTACATCGACAACTTCAATTTTGCGTTAAAGGCAGATTCCGCGAATAACGCAGAAAACCAAAAGCAAGTACAGCGCATAGCAGGTAATTACGGGTTACAAAATGCAATGCGCCAAGATGCACGTAACGAAGCGCTTAACTTCGTAAACGACAGCACAAAGATTGACGACGCAGTGCTAGGGAATCAAATTAGTTTTGTGAAAAATGCCGAGCTAAGAAACCCGGAAACCATCGAACAATTAGGGCAATCGCAAGCTACACAGGTTCGTGCCACACAAAACGCGAACGAGAACACAGCCGCGTACAAAGCAAATAGAGCGCAAACTATGGTAGAGCAACAGCCACTTGAAGCACAGGTACGTGAGACTGCACTTAATAAGCAGCAAGCGCAAGGTGAGTTTGACCGCACCAAAACTTTTATGGGTATGGACGCGACACGGTTCTTGGCAGACTATGGTACAAAAAACGGATACGAGACGTACATAGATCGTGCGGTGGAAAACCGTGCCAATGAGATGGTAGAAGCCGCTCGCCAACGTGGTGAAGTTTTAGATCCGGTGGAAGCTAAACGCCTTGTTAATGAAGACCATGATTTTATCCGTAACACTTACAGCGAGTATCAGAATGCCATCGCACAGGCAAAAAATTCACTTGCATTAAGTAAAGGTTACACTACGGACGAGAATGGCAACATCGTTGCGATTAATCGCGCACCGAGACAAAGCACGGCGAATCAAACCCCGCAGCCAAAGGCATACAAGATGGGTGAGAGCTTTGCACAATTTGCGGCAAATACCCCCGGCGAACTTATTAACAATAATGTAATGCGTAGCGGTAACACGCTCTACTTCGCTAACGGCCAGATGATTACGTTCCCAAATGGCACTGACATGGACGAAGTAATCAAAAAATACAAGAATAGTGGTACAATTGGCGATACCGATAACGCCAACAATTTATAGGGGATAGAGCAATGGCAAATGAGCTTGAAGGTTACTTAGGTAACAAAAACGTCCAAGCATTCTTAGCGTTAATCCGTGATACCGAGGGTACGGCTAGAGGGGCTGACCCTTATCGCGTTTATGGTGGTAGTCACAAAAACCAGATGGGCGACTTAGGCACGCCGAATTTTAAAAAGTGGGGCTTCACGCAAACTGACGGCAAACATAATAGCTCCACGGCGAGCGGTGCGTATCAGTTCTTAGAGCGTACGTGGAATAGTTTGGCTAAACAATACGGACTAAAAGACTTCTCCCCTCACTCGCAAGACCTTGGGGCGGTGGCATTACTTAAACAATCTGGCGCGCTTGACGCCATTTTAGAAGGTGATTTCGCCACGGCGGTGAAAAAAGCCAACCGTACATGGGCAAGTTTACCCGGTTCACCCTACGCGCAGCACACCCGCGATTTAGCCTACGTTAATAAATCACTAGCAAAACATTTAGGTGAAGACGTAGATTTAGCTAAATACAATATGCCGGTGGAGGACGAAAGCCCAAAACCGACAGCACCGGTGAACCAGAGCTCGACTTCGCAAGCACCGGTGCAGAGCACAATCCTACCGGCGCCGAAGTCAAGACTAGTATTAAACCTAATCATCAAGATCTTGGATTTGTTCCGCAAGAAGTCGCGCAGCTAAACGACGGGACACAGATCGTCCCCGAGAATGCCGCAGAGAATGCGTTCCTAAAACACGTCGCGAATAATCAGACACGTACCGACGAGGAAAAAGAACGTATCGCGAGAATGGGTGCGCTAATAGGCCCTCAACGTTTTGACGTAAATTTCGTAGAACAACAGCGAAAAAGTTTACCTACGGAGTTAGACGAACCACTTAGACAAATGATAAGAGAAGCGTAATGAGTAAATACGATAGCATTTTATTCGGAGATGGGGGCACACCATCTCCACGTACAAAGTACGATGACATTTTGTTCGGCGCACCTGCAAATCAGCCTACGGATAACACCGTAGGCGAAGTTGTATCTACGGGGCAGGAAAACCCAACGCCTACAGCGGAAACAAAAACGTCTGAGTTTGACTTAAATGCAGCAATGAAGCGGTACGGTATTAACCCAGAGTTCGGGCGTAATGCGTTGTCATACGAAGCGTTAAACGAACGTATGAAACAAGATGGACTCGCTGATAACCCCCTCGCTGTACTCGCAGTGCAACAGGAATGGCGTAAAAGTTTAGCGCGCTTTGGTGAACTTACAAACGACGAAGCACAGAAAGAACGCATCGCGAAGAAGCTACAAGAGATTGACGAATCACCGGAGACAAAAGTCGAACGCACAGCCGGTAATGTTGTGTCTGAGACCTTCGCCCCTCGGGTGAACGCGTCTGCGTCAGAAATGGACGCTGCAGTAACTCGAACCGCAAATACTGCGCTTGCCTTCGCCAACGACGAAGACTACAAGGAAGCGGTACCGGCAGTAGAGAAAGCGTTCCCTAAAGCCACCGGCAAAGTAAGTGATATTTATCGCTTAGTTATGAATGCTAGACAGGCTGAGAAGATGGCTTCCGCTAACCCTATGGCGGACGTAAACACATTCACAGATGCGCTGTTCGACTTAGAAGACTACGCGAAGAAAAACGGTTTATCGCGCGACGAAATGGAAAAAATTGCAGATCGCTACTATTCAACCGCTAATGCGTTACGTGAACAAAAAACGATGGACGAATATAACCGCGACGACAAGAACAAGGTTAAATACACCCGTGCGGAGCTGGAAGAACTAGGGGTAGAGCCTAAGTACTTAGATGGCAGCCATTTTACCCGAGACGAGCAAGGTAATTACTTACTCACACAAGACCAAGAAGCCGGTGTCAAACGCGCTTATTCAAATAAACGTGCTGACCGTGTTGCAGGGTTGCAACAGCGTAGACAAGAGCTACAGGATATGGGGTTATGGGACTTTACTAAACAAGCCTTAGCTACTCCGTTCGGACAGGGGTTTGGCTTTAACGACATCGCCGAATGGACGGGGCAGATGTTAGAGAGCTCTGTATCTCAGGCACCTGAGCGAGCTGCGCAATTAGGGCTAGCGATACTTTCTCGCGGAGGTTCAGTTGCAGACCGTGTGTTAGGACAGGTATTGTGGAACTCCGGTACTAATATGCGCTTGGATACCCGTGAGGCGTTTACGTCTACGATGGAAGAAAAGGCGAAGGAGCATGGGTGGGATATGAACATGCTCACCGTGGATCAGTTCTCGCAACTGGAGAAAGAAGCGATTGCTGATGGCTCTCTACCTAAATCTATAGAAGAAGCGCAGTTAGGCTCTTTGGCGCGTTCCACTAACGAACTACTTACCACCGGTGGGCTTGAAGGTGCTTCTGAAATGCTTCGTAAAGCTGCGAAACAATCGCCGGGTAAAGCACGTAAATTAGCCCTATCCTTCCTTGGTATTGTTGCCGGCACATTCGCAGAGCCTATGGGGGAAGTACAAGGCGACGTAGCAGACGCATTGGTTAAACAGGCGGTAAACGGTGAAGAACTAGATCTAGCGAAAGCCTACAAAGGTGCAGGTAATACATTCATGGCGTCGTTATTCTCCGCAGAGAATGCGATTCAGCGCGCAACGAAGATTCACGCGGTTATGAATGAGCGTCGTGCCCAAGCCCAAGCCCAAGCCCAAGCCCAAGCCCAAGCTCCGACGGACAAACCAACACCTTCGCAAGAGGTGCCGGCGGAAAACACTACGCCTACGGAAAATACCCCAGAGGCAAAAAGTGTTGAAGCAACCGAAGCGCAAACGCAAGAACGTACACCAGACGTAGAGGCTGTATCGCAAGAGGGCGAACCAGTAGATCGTCGTGCTCTCATGGAAGAATATGAGCGTATTACGTCAAAGATTAAGACTGACGAGGACACGTTATCGGCAGAAGACCAACAACGTATCCAAGACATTGAGAGTATGTTTACTTCGGAGTATGTCACCGAAGATGGCGAAATTATTACAAACAATGATTTCGCGAAGGCATATCGCGATTGGAAAAACAACGAAGGCGAATTTGCGCCGGTAGGTGAAACAGATGCAAATAGAGAAAATAATCGAGTTAGCGAGAAAGATGTTGACGGGACGACTGACGAACGCGGAACTAACTTCGCTGACAACAGCGGAACGCAACGCCATAGTGAAACTGACGAACCAATTCAGACAGTTGAAACCGAAACCACTGCCACAGGACATAACCAGTCCGACGAGGGGGTTACTACGGATCTTACTGAACAACCGAACCATAACCAGACAGAAAGCGATACAACTGGGCTTGACGGACGCACCGGAGAAACAGTCAGTGGACGAGGAGAACACGGAGAATTGGGGCAAGACGGAAGCCAACAAAGTGATCGCAGTGCGCAAACAACTAGCGAAACGCGGTCAGATAGCGGAGTACGGGAACGCACGCAAAGCGATAGCGTGGGAGAAACATTAGAAGGTGGATTAAAAGATGGGTATGTAGAGAGCTTAACTCCCCCGCGCGATAACGAAATCTTCGCTGAGCGCGAAGCCTTGAACTCTGATTATATTAAGAAAGCGGATAAGAGTGCTTATCGTGGGGCAAACATCCCGAGTTTAAGCGCAGCGAGATGGGCCATTGCGGTTACGAAGGGTGGTACCAAAGACAAATTAGTTGAAGCATACTTAGATAACAAACCACAACAACATTGGGCAAAAGAATTAGGTTTGAGCGATCATGTAGAGAGTGCGATGATCCACCCATATTTTGCCTCAACAAATGGATTAATCAAGGCATATGAAAATACTATCGCCGAGGTTGATAAACTAGATATTAGCGACGCTAACAAGAAGAAGTTAAAGGCTTACTTCACGTCTGCGTATAAGCGTAAGCATACACTGAATATGACGGCAGGAAATGCTAAGGCTAAAAGCGACAAACAGACGCTCGATAATTACTTCAAAGATAAAGACGCGGAGCAGTCTATTGGGGAAGGTTTGCCAGATACCAATCGTAGTTATGAGCATCGTAACAAGGTAAAACTAGACGAGATAAATCTATATGTAGGAGGCATAGATTTTGAGCTTTCACGTCCAGAAAATAAGGGGGGGATATATGCTACTTCCTCCCCGGCTCTCGCTTCCACGTATGCGGAAAAGAATGGGAACGTATCTTCTGATAAACGAAAGATGTCGAGAATTAAAATCGCGCATACTGACGATGTTTTAGTAATCGACGCTAAAGGCGCTATATTTAATCGAATTAAACTACCAGACGGTAGCGTATCTTCAACAGATAAGATTATAGCGCGAGCGCGTAAACAAGGTTACAAAGTCGTTGTGATAAAAAATAACATTGACATCGGTGGGAGACCATCACACGCTCGTAAATTAAGCCAATCACCAGCAGATACCGTTTGGGTAAGTAAAGACCTAATAAAAGATAGAGCTGACATCACGAATAGGGTTGATATAGAAGGGATGTCGCACTACGTAGGTAACGTAATCGACACGGACGGAATGGATTATGATCCTAGACGAATGTTCGGCGGAGAGAAGAAAGACGCAAAACGTGAATTGGCGTCTAAAGTCACGGCACAAAACGCCGAAGGAGAAAACCAAAGCAAAGACGAGACTAACCCGGATAAAGCAGCGCGCAGAGAAGCGCTTTCCAAACCGAACGTGGAAGCAAAGGAAAAAGGTTCAACTACGCCTAATCGCGTGGCTGCATTTGAAAAAGAAAATCGCATTAACAACGCAATTGATTCAGCCGTAGCGCAAGAGGAAGAACAAGCTAAACCTTACCTCAAAGAGTTCAATGGTGGCGATTTACGCCAAAATCAAAAGCGTGCGCATGAGTTATTGAAAGAAAATCCTAAGCACGCCGAGCAAATCAAGGAAGCGTTTTTCGCCCGTACACCGACAGCGCGCTCTAGTAGTTGGGGAGTAGTAGAACGTGGGTATATTAAGTACAGCACAAGAAACCCACAACATAATGCGTTCAAAGGTACTCGCGACGGGTTACTAGGCTTTGACTTTGACGGCAATGCTGTGTACGGCACAGCAGAGATGGTGTTCGACGATATAAAAAACAGCAATACCGCCGAAGACATCGCGGCATTAACCCTCGCTGAACAACCACAAGATGCGCGAGAAATGACGGATACTGCCGTCAACAATGTGTTACGCAATGCCCGTGAACACGAGCAGGCTGCGCGTGAAGCTGTGGTTGAGTTCTCGAAAGAGAACAATATTCGCAACGAGGACGGCTCTGCAGTCGAAGGTACAAACGAAGACTTAGCGTGGGCGTCTAACCACTCCGACTTTATGGACTGGGTGAAGAATAAATCCGAAGCCCTACATAAACTATTCAAAAAGATACAGAACATATTAGCGAGCGTCATCGCTATGGTTGCTGTAGGAGCCATGACTGTTCCACAAGACGCACACGCACAAGTAGGGTTTAGCGTTTATGAGAATGGGCCGAAGATCGAAAACGTCTCCCAAGACGCGAGTAACACGATCCACTGGGTAACACAGAACCATGATAACGGCGGAAAAGTGTTTGTTGTCGCAGACAAGAACGAAGGCAAGATCCACATTGTTGACAATAATGGCAAAGTGCTTGATACACAAAACGCTATCTTTGGTCGTAACAAGTCCAACGAGAATGTCGCAAATTCCACGCCAAGTGGTCGCTTTAAATTACAGAAAGCACTCACAACGAAAGCTGCAGATAAACGTATATTTGGCGATGACGTATTGGTACTGACTGACGCGGTAACCGGCAAGGACGTTACAAAAGCCGATGGTGGAGTAATTGCAATGCACCGCTTATGGAACAAACCAGAACGGGTTAAGGCGATTAATTCTGCTACAGCAAGCGACAACTATATGTCCGCGGGTTGTATTAATGTACCGACTGCTTTCTACAACTCTGCCGTAGATAATTTGGATGGAGCGATGGTGTATATCTTAGATAACAAAGATGCACCTAAATCCGAGGTGAAAGTATCAAATATGAGTAATGCGAAGGCTAAAACATCAGCCGTGAGCAAAACCAAAAACGAAACCTCAAATTTGAGCAACGCTCCGAAGCAAGGTAAGTTTGGGGTATCGAAAGTCAAGTTTAGTACTGCAGATTTAAACGCGCTAGACACAAGTCTAACGAAGGAAAAAGTAGCGACAACTTTACGTAGAATACTGGGCACTCATGCCGACAAAGTCACCGTGATTTCACGTAATGATTTTAACTCCGTACAAGCGGAGCACTACATCTACAAAAACGGCATTGAAGGCTTCTATGACCCTACCTCCGGTAACGTGTACATTGTCGCCGACGGTATCCACGCTCAAAACGGATTAACTGCCGAAGATCGCGTAGGCTTCGTCGCATGGCACGAACTTACGCACTTAGGGCTCGATACCAAGTACGGACAAGATCTAACCGATGTTCTTGATACTGCACTCGTGAATCCTACCATTGCGAAACTTGCGCAAGCGATTCAGTTAGAGCGTATTAACCGTGGCGAGGCTGTCTCGGTCAACGAACACATGGCAGCGGAAGAAGCATTAGCCGAGCTTAACGCGGCGTTAAAAACCGAAAACGTGAAAGCGTTGGAAGATCGGTACGGTATAAAAGTAGACAATGCGCTGCAAACGGAGAAAGCAACCGACGGATTCTTCCAACGGATTCGTAACATTATCCGCAAGGTACTTGGTAAACCTGTGATGACTAATCGACAGGTAAAAGATTTATTCGCGGCACTGGACGAACAAATCGCCAAACACGCAGACCCAGACGTTGTGGCGGCCACTGCCAGACTACAAGCGTTTGCGCATAATGTAGAGGAAGGCGTAAATCTAGATACCCGCTACTCTATCCAATCAGCGAAACAGGCTATCACCGATTATGTCACGAACGCAGCGTCAGCGGTGGCGGATAAGCTCACCGGTAAAACGCAACGTGGCGTCGTAGCTGACCCTGCAGGTTTTAACCCGAACTCTATCGACACAACCAAAGTACAGAAGCAAGAGGTACGTGGCGCATTAACGCAACGTGAACGCTTCCACGAGGCATTTGTCGATTCGCAGTACTCCGCGATTAAATATATTGGTGGATATAGCACAGAGTTAGCGCACGCAATTAAAACTACGACAAACGCGGTTAATCACCAACAGAAGAAGTTCCAACAACGCAACTACGCATTTTCTGACAAACTCCGTGCTTTGGCTAAAAAGCGTGACGACCTATACACTAGTCGTAAAATGCGCCACGCCATCGACACCGATGTTATGGTGGTAACCACGAGCTTGGCTGCGATTACGAAGACAGACCAAGTGATGTCCGAGAATGAAGCGATCCGTAACAAGTACCACGTTTTACTTAACGGCTTCGATTTCTATGACAATCGCGGGCAACTGCAACATAAGAACGGGATTTTAGACGAGCTCGCTAATTATGGTTGGGATAGAGATACCCAAGAGGCACCAACCTACACCCCGTATCAGCGCAAAAAGCTCGCAGAGTTAGAGACGAAAGCGAAAGAGTATGAAGAAATCTTGCGCGTCTTTGACGAGAATAAAAACAAACTTCTCAACGAAGACGGCTTAACTCGCGAAGAAGCCCTAACACAACGTAAGAATTGGCGGGGGCACAACGGCATGACAAATGCCGATGCCTACAACGTGCTTACGAAAGCTGTGCAGCAAGGTAAAGTTGACCTCACCTATAAAGGCAAGCCGTGGTTAGACTATATCGCCGACGTTGGGTTTACCGTTGACAAAGGGTTCAAGGATACCACTAAGGACTACACGCTCGACTATAAAGATCTAGTTGTAGATGGGTTCTTGGCTGATTCTGTTCGCGAATATGCGCAGCTCTCGCAAGATATGTATGCTTACCAACACAAGCATTTAGGTAAAGAGCTCACAGGCCCAGAGAACATGAACCCATTCTTTACGCCTACGATGGGTAAAGCGAAAGACATCAAGACTAAATCCAATATGGTCGGTGATACGTTCTACATTGAAGAAAACCGTACCATTGAACAGCGCATTGACGACGCAGTTGCCGCCGAATGGCAAGGGCAACACATGGGTCGTGCTTGGACGGGGTCTGGTGCTTTGCAGAACCTTAATATGTTGGCTGCACTCTCGGCAAAACGTGTAGGCCAAAATGCACTCGGGAAGATGATCTACGAGAAAGGTGGTAAAGGTCAGAAAGGTAAAGGTGAGTTTGCGATTCGCGTAGTCACAACACTTGACGAAAATTTCGGTGCGGCCAAGGGCTACCTGATTACACGTGACGGAGCAAACGGTCAGAAGCAATACATAAAAGTATCGCTAGATAATGACCTAGCAAATGACGCCTTATTCGGCGACAATGTTGTTACGCCTAATGGCTTCTTACTCGACGTGGCGCGTAATATGCGTAGTTTAGTATCAGTAATGATTACGATGATGCCTGGGTTCTCTCTGGTTAATGCGTATAAAGGTTGGGGAGAGAAGAAAACCCAGATTAAAGCAATGGCTGCGAACGGTAAGGTTGATTACTTCTTCAAAGAATTAGGTATGAAGGAGAAAGGCTTACGCCTCGAATTCGCAAAAGAATTGTTCACCAATAGCTATCGTTCGCTGTTACGCGGATTCTTCAAGGAAGGGTACTTCCGTGCGACCGTTGCCTACGCCCTAAGCGAAGGAGACAAAGCCCCGAAAGACACTGCGTTCCGCCGTTGGTTGTTATCTTCGCCGCAAGCGCGGCAGACGTTTGATAAGCTCACAAAAATCGGAGAAGCAGGAGGTCTCGCAACGCGTGCTGACTCATTCCAATTCTCCGCGCAAGAGTTGCAACGTGCCTACGAGAAGAACGGTATCCAAAGCGCAATAGCACGTAATATCGCGAATGCGCAGAACCGTGCTTTAACTTTAACAATGGCGATGGAATATGCGTCAACCTTGGCGATGGTAGATACCCTACAGGCGATGGGTATGCCGGAGAAGAAAGCCATTGAAGCAAACTTGTGGTTTATGAACTTTAACGACAAAGGGGCTTCCGGGTTATCTTCCGTCGTTCGCAGCACGGTGCCTTTCGGTAACGCTACGATCCAAGGTTCTCGATCTACGACCCGTGGGCTAGAAACTAAAAACGGATTAATCAATGGTTTACGGCAGGCGGTGTTCCGCGCTGCGTTTATGTCGGTCGCTGCACTCGCAATGGAGCTCTTACCGTGTGAAGATGGTGGAGAACCAGAGACACTACGCGACTACAATAGTGGTGAGCTTATGCGAGCTACGCCAATCAAAATCGGTTGTTCCGGTACACTTAAAATGCCAATCGCCTACGGTGCGGATATGGTGTACTCGGCGATTGGTACTGCGGCCTACCAGTTGGCGGCCGGTAACTGGTCGTTAAATGAATCTTACCACCACGTGATCCACGCGCTGACGGAGAATATGAACGTTGCCCCTACACCTCCGGGTGATACGAACATATTTGAAACTGCGCTTGCGCCAATCACTCCAGTGTACGCGAAGTTTATGTACAACACACTGCGTGACCGTGACGACTTCGGTAATAAGTTATCCAGACAAGGTTCGGATAACCTCAAAGAGAAATGGGCGGCAGGTAAGAACACCACAGCGCCGGCGTGGACGTGGGTAGCAAGAGGACTTAACTCTACTGGGGTGAACCTTACCCCTGAACAAACTCGCTACCTTGTAGCCGGCTTCGCACAACCGTTAGCCGGTATGATTGACGCGATTAATAAACCGCTTACGAATAAGTCGGATTTAGAAAACCCAGCGCTCGCGAGAGCGATAAAAATCGCCCAAGCTGCAACAGGTAGTCGGTCATTCCACAAACCGCAGCAGTCGCCTAGCCAACGCACCTACGCCCAAGTAAGCAACAACTTACGTAGATACAAGGATATTGATGATATAATTACCGTGTACTCTGAGCGTAAAGGGGAAGACGCGTTGAAGTTTGGCGCGGCGAGTGCGAATACACAGTCGTGGCTCAAGAAGCGAATCGCGGACGGTACTTTTGATAAGGCCGACGAGGCTAAAATCAAAGTAATCCTTGAATATCGCAAACGGCAAAAACGTATTTCAAGTTCTAAGCTAGATAGCGAAGCGAAGAACCAGAAGTACTACGAGAGTAACTTACAGTACTTGCGCGAGATGCACGCGCTAGAGGACGCAGAATGATTATAAGAGCCAACAATAATACCAAGCGGATCTGCTTACGGGTCCGCCGTAATAACTTCGATGAGTGCTGTCGCGAGGTTGAGCTGCACATTCTACCGTTGGAGTGCGACCTGCCACCGAAGGTAGCCTATTGTTATACGCCTTGTGGTGGACTGGAGACGATTGAGATAGAGCGTGAACAGCCACTAACTTTAGTGTATGATATGTTCGATTACGACGATAACGGCAGCCTGTGTTTTTTGCTCGATTCTGAATTTACTAAGCTACCATGCGGGCGCTATGTCGCAAGAGTTATTGCCTGCGGGTGCGAAGTGTACGAGTTCCAGATCGACAAACGCGAACAGGTGAAAGTATCAGCCGTAATCACTGATGACCGAAGTAACTGTTGTGAGGGCAAATATGGTTGCTAAAACAATGCCGGGTTTCATTACAAGTCTATCGACCGTACTGGAAGCCGACGACACGTCGATCCCACTTAAAGACCCAACATTCGCTTTACACCGGCTCAATCCGGGTGATTGGACGACATTATTAATCCAAGACACCATAGGTTACGAGGTGGTGAAATTACTCAATCACCAAGGTAACCTCGCGATTGAGCGGGGGTTAAGCGGTACGACCCCACGTAGGTTCCCTACCGGAGCTTGTGTTTCATTCTCGCCTAGCGACGAGTTAATCAAGCGTATGGTCTGCGAGACAGACTGTTGCGAGAACGGGGTGGATTCTACCTATGGCAAAGTCGCACAAGCGCCTGTCTCTACTGCGGTCGAGACGTTACCTGACACCATCGTCGGCGGGCTTAATGCGATTTTAGGTGAACCGGTTGGCTTTATGTTAATTAACGGCAAAAAAGTGCCGTACTTTGATTAGGAGGTTGCGATGCAATTATTTCAACTTAAAGACTATTTGAAGTCTTGGAGTACTTGGGTGTTAGGTGCGGTGACCGTTGTCCCGGTGCTTGACGCCAACGTACAAGCGATTGCCGACTTACTACCGGCAAACTGGAAGCCCTACTTTATTACCACGTTAGGTGTGGTGGGGTTAGTCGTACGTGCCATTAAACAAAGGGGGTAACCTATGGCGTGTGGTGGTTGCGGAAACGTTAAAGGCATGACAAAAGCCGAAGTTTCCAACTATATCCAGTCGTTGCTTGACAACGGCAAATTACAAGGCGGGCTTAAAGCCTGTGACGGTGATTCTTATTTACCACGTAATGCGCAGGTTGTGCTATGCGATAAACTCGCGGACATAATTTGCGACCTTATCAAAACTGAGAAGGTGTGCTTCCCTCGTATTGAGTCGCTTGCCTATGACGCTGACACCGAAGAATTGACGTTAGTATTCGGCGGCGAAAACTACTCTACGCACATTCGCGTAACCGGTAAGCCAATTACGTCTACCAAAAATAATGGTGTCTACACTATTAAGCAAGGTGATGACGTAGTGGCAACGATTAACACCGGCGTACAGGGTGTAACGGTAGTTGACCATCGTTTGAAAGTAACAAAAGCCGATGGCAGCGAAGAAAACTTCGATTTGTTGCGTTGCCCTGACTTACTGATTTCTGACACCTTTGGCGAAAACATCGGGTATGTATTCCTCACAGGTTGCGATACTTCCGCGTTGCCAAATAAACGTTGGGTAGGTACACACTTACTTGTCGCAAATGACCGCACTCACGCGGCGAGCCGTGGGCCATTCGCGGGCTTTGACGCAAACCCGGCAGGTAAATCCGAACCGTTGGTTGTGTTCTACATTGTCGATCAGTCTGCCGATCCACTTCCGTATGACGTGACTGTTCGCGTTCGTGCGAAAGGTGTACTAAATGGCGTAACCGTGTACGACGACACTTACACCTTAACCTTACCGAAAGGACAAAAACGTGTCACCATGCCATACAAAACTATGACCGATGCTGCGATCAAAGCGAAAGCAGGTACAGGTGCGATGATGGTAACAGTAGAATCAACGCTTGTACGTTACGCCGGTTACGACGACATTAACATCGACACCGGTGTTACTCATCCACGCTTGATTGTTTAATAGGAGTAGCAAGGAATGAAAAATCAAAAGGTTGTAGCCTCCGCCGATTTAGGCAAAGGTTTTTTCGAGAACAATGTTACTAAACGCGTTGAAGTGGATTTAACCGAATTGGTCGATGACTCAATCACGAAAAACGCGGACGGACTTTGGGGCGTTAAACCTCAAGGTTCTACAGGTGTCACGCAGGTAAATAAACTCTCCCCTTCGCAACTATTCGTACAGAACAACAACGAAAACTATGATTTCGTAGAACTGCACGAGCGTCCGGCGTTTGTTCCTGGGTTGACTGAGCGTCTTATCTCCGAAGTCACTGGTTACGAAGATTTCACTTTGACGGGTTTAGGTACCGGTCAAGTTGCGTTGCAGCTTCGTTCGCGTACTGCGACATTCCCGTACGCCGATGTTAAGATCTTAAGCGTCGGCATCGAAGTATTTGAAATCCCAACCAACCCTGCCGTGTCGGCGGGCTTCGCGATGAAAACACCTACCGTGTCTCGCGAGTTAGTGATTTCTAATCCGACGCCAACGTCCACTAAAATTGACCTTAACACCGTCTATGGGTTGGAAGAAGTGAAGGACAAAGTGCGTAAATACCGTGCGTATTACACCATCCGTGTGGCAGAGAAAGTGTAGGGGGTTATCATGGAACATAACATCGAAGACAAAGTTGTTACAACATCCCAAGTAACATACGCTTATATCGACAAAGACGGTAACTTAGTCATCGTTACCGCATAAAACCCATCCCACCTTAACCGGTGGGATTATTCAATTATGAGGGTATTTGCCTATGTGTAGGGTATTGTACGTATTATTTGGTCGTGACACGCGAGCAGCACAGATAGTGAATGTGTTCGCAAGCACGACGTGGGGGTTAGCTTTGATTATCCATCTATATGCCGGAGTTGAAGTAGAGCTGCCGCACCACGTCGTCGACCATCACTATGCGATTTTTTTGTTTGTTTCTATGACCGTGGCGTTCGGGGTTGCAGGCTTACTCACCGTACAACGTGCGCACCAGATTTTTAAATCGTTCGGGCTAATCCTCGGTGCTTTGCTACAGGCTGTACTCGCGAATGGTTACGTCACGGAGTATCCCCCACTCGATATGTTGATTGTTGTCTGCGCAGGACTTAGCGTGTGGTTCCTACTCGCTGTGTTCTACATATTTCAGTGCGAGGGGATAGATGGATGAATTGTTGCGGTATGTAGAGATTTACGTAGTTGTAATCGGTTCTTTGCTAGGCTCTGTTAAAGCGAGTGTTGAGTTCAACAAAGGCAAAGCATTTTGCGCACGATGTTTAGACGTAGCAGTCGGGGTCTTTATTGGTGTTGCGATTGCGCGCCATTTCGGGGCGACGTTTAGTCTGTGGCTCAATGGCTTACTCGCTGTTGTAGGTGGAGCCAGTGGCGCAATGGTGTTAGAAGTAATTATGCAGATGATACCAAGCGTTACACGCAAAGTTGTGAAGAACTGGATTGACAAGAAATTAAAATGAATAAAGCCCACCTAATTTCCGGTGGGCTTTTTATTATTTATTCAATGTAAGCGACCAACGCTCGAATAGAATATCTTTGTATTCTTTCATCGCCTTGTACTGCTTATGCATCAGCGCCCATTGTTGCTCGTCGATATGCGAAGGGCGGTCAGCTTCGCTGCCGTCGACACTAAACAAGACAGCATCTAGTTTAGAAGTACGGGCTAGGAGCGCATCAAGCTCAATACGTACTCGGTCTGCCCAATTAAGTTGGGTTTCTTCGTACCAACGTTGCTTTTCTTGATAACCCAAGATCGGCCACAATTTATCGAAGGCATTATCGTAAGCGATTTGGCGACCGATGTTTTCGTCAAAGATAGACGGGTCGATACAACTACTTTCGCCTGTTACGGTGTAGCCATTTTTCAATGTAAGTACACACTGGATACCGGTTTCGCCGAAGCGGTTATAGCGGGTTGAATTAATATGTGTGAGTAATTGTTCTGGGGTTAATCCATATTTAGTCATTTTGTTTCTCCTGTGAGTTGATTACGCTCAAATTCAATGAGCATTCGCAAGTAGTGTGTCGCTTTCTCAAGGTCTGCGATACCACCCTTGTCTTTGTGCCGGACAACGTACTTAATAACATTGCCCTCCATGTAGCCGATGTTGTTTGCTAATATAAACTCCACCGGCTGAATCTTGCATTTTTTATAGTGGTCGCCACCCACTTGCTCGTCTAGGGGTGATGGTGAATGCCCCCTCGTATCGCTTTGTTGCATAGCTATTCTCCTAATTGTGATGACGTTAATTCGTCATAAAGCTGCAGGAACGCTGCTTTTGGGTCGTCGTTGATTATGGCAGGAATGTCGTCGCACGTTAATTCGCCTACATCCTTTAGCGCTTCTTCCCAAACTCCTTGCTTGTCTAGGGTATATTTCCCCCATGCGACAAGATGTTTTAACTCAGCCGCCATTGCTGCTTTGTCTATTTCCGCCACTAACAGTTTGGCGACAGGGTTCCCAACCGATAATACGCCGAACTTCCACAAGATCTCGCGTTGTATGCGATACTCTAAGTTTTTCCAAGCATCGCCTAGCATATCTTTAACCGGGGAAACAACGTCACCTATATAGGCTTCGGCTGCGTCATGGAATAAACCAAGTAGTGCAACACCCTTACTGTTTGTGCGATGTAGTAATTCTTTTGCTACGATAACACTGTGTTTCGCTACACTAAACCCTACTCCATTAAACCGCTTGATATACGACAGAAGTTCCGCAATTTCTTCCACGGTAAAGTTGTAGTCGCTCACGTTATTAAAATCTATAATATTGCCGTTAGGTAATGCTTTAATTCCATGTAGATTCATCGTTGTTCACCTTAATTTCGATGTTGATATTATGTTCGCCGCAGAACTTCTCAAGTTTCGCTAATCTGCGTTCGAGTTGGATTCTTGTTTTGTTGCCATTATAGACAGCCCTGCGATACTCTGCAGCACACGCTTTACAGCGATAGCTAAACGAGTGGTGGTCGCGCTTCTCAAACTCTGTGACGGGTTTTAGTTTGCCACACACTGAACACTTCTTATACTCTAAATACATCGATACTTCCCACCTTTCGCGAAGTCGTAGCAGTCGTAGTGCCACCCTGCTTGGTCGTACTCTGTGCCGGCTAACGTAAACCGCAGGAAGTTAGATAACGCCAAGAGTTGCGCATCTTCGTCGTCAGGGATTTGGCAGAACATCGAGTTTTGGTCGACGTTAAGTGCCTTCGCACATTGTTGCCAAGTCTGATACGCGTACGTGATTTCTTGATGCATAGCCCCTACTACGATGAATTGGTTGTTAGGGACTTCACAGCGATCACCCGCATAATTTAGCAGGTAAACTTTTCTGCCGTCGGCTGTTACTTCCACCATAAGACCAAGGAATTTATGTAAGTCTTCATAAGGCATAAGTTGTCGAACACGTTCTATCTCGCTTTCATCAAAACCACTTCTGACTACGGCGTCTCCTAGCGTACATTCCAGGAATGACCCACTAAACGACCAGTATCGCTGCACGTCATATTTTATACTGGTACATAGCTTTGGCGCACGAATTACGGCATTACCACGAAAGCATTTTTGATCCGCTAATAAAAAGCGGCCGTCGTAAACAATTTGTGTCATGTTAGATCTCCAATTTATAGACAACGGGTATTGCTACCCATTCAGTACTAACCACCATACCATTGGCGTTGCGATGCTCTACCATCTGTTCGATAAAATTCCCGCTTTGGCTAACCACGTATCGTAGGTTCGTCGTGGGGAAAACGGTGGTTTCTTCTCTACTCTCCCGCGCATTTTTGAACTTAGACCAATCAGCCATCGCTGTTCTCCAACATAATGTCTAGGGTATTCTTCACGAGCTCGTCAACCTTCATCACCATACAATAGACGCGTCCCGACGTTTGCGGTAAGCCTTGCGAGATGACTTTTCGCGTATTCAAGCTGTGTAGTAGCCCGCGTTGCTCTAGCGTATCGCGTACTGAGTTTATCCCTATCGCCCGTTTGGCAAGATACTCTTTGAGTGCCGACGTACGTACATAGACTAAGCCGGTGTCTTGCTCATAGCGAACGTTCAACGAGCCACTCGGGAACAACCTAATCATGGTGCTATTCTCAGTGGTACCCTTATCGGTTACAACCGTATTGCGGGTATTCTCGGCCAAGAAGCTCGCGAGAATGTCGGTCGCGCTGAACTCATACGTGTCTTTGTTGTGGCGATTAAGTTTAATGATGTCGCACAAACGGTCGTAGATGGTTTGTAAATCCCAATCCACTAAGCCCATCTTAACTGCGAGCACACCGGCCACATAAATCACAGCGCAACCTGTGATCCAAAAGCGTTCCTCCGACGTTGCTTCTAAGTCCGTACTAAGTTTCTCTGTGCTACGGTCGATTAGCTCCTCTATTTGGTGCGTAGGGATTTTGACTAGGTTACTTAACCACTCTGCCCCGGCCACGCCGTAGTTTTCGCGGATAGGCTTTTTAATGAGCGTCTCGCCCTCGTACACCGACAGTGTAGGCTTAGGCAAGCGGAACTCAAGCGTCCGCGAGATTTCGGCTGCTACGTCCTCTTTAGCCGTATTGATCCGGTCAATCAGCGAGAAGTTACCGCTTGATAACACCATCATCTGCCACGTGAGGTTGTCGATACGCTCGCGCATGTTAGTGTCGAGACGACGTTTAGTACGACCTTGGGTTACCCCGAGGAGCAAATCTGACGTAGCCCGAGGGTCTAAGTTAGACAGTTCGTCGATAGTTACGCCAATATTCGCCCAACGGCCGAAGCGTTCTTCAATCGCGTTCACTGTATCCTTCGCATTGAGTAAAAGGTCGCTAGGGTTGCCCCAGATACCGTTCATCATTTCTTGAGTGGTAGTCTTACCGTAACCCGGTTTCGTCATCAAGTGCAGCCAGATACCGTTGTAGTTGGTGAATCGCATAAGCGTAGAACCAAAGCTACTTAGTACACATATTTGTTGCTCTACTGCGTTAAGCGTACCCAATCGCGACATGAGCTCTTTCCACCCTGCGAGTGTGCCAGCCTGCTTAAAGTAAGTGCAGTAGTTCTTTATGTTAAGATGCGGTTGCACCGTAACGATGCCGTCTTGGCGATAGAGTTTATTGCCGAGTAGGAATTGTGGTTTTTCGTCATCCCACCCGAAGTGTTGAAGTTGTCTTACTTCGTCCATCTTTTCCTGTACCTCGTTCTGATACGCTCGTAAATAGACAATGAGCGTAGTCATGTTCTTTTCGGAAATGGATACCCCAGCCGAGCCTAAACGTTGTTTCAGCCTGTCTTGGGCGTACCATTCTTTCATCGGGATCGTAATCTCCTGGTATGAGCCGTTTAGCCCAACACGCAGGAGATACTTCACCATGATATTTTTTTCGCCGTCCACTATCTCCGTGAACTTCGTCATAATTGGGAACAAGTCCCCCTTGAAAAACACCGTCTCGCGGTCGTTCTCAATATGAACTAATCCTTTGGTTGTTCGTTTGAACGGATAAGGTGGCTGTGGTGTTTCGCCACTACCAGAACTATCGCCGCTAGTACTGCATTGGTCAGCGATTGTTTCTCCTGCGCTATCACCTTCACCTGCTGTTTCGCTTGTTGTTTCTCCTTCCGCGACCGCTGCTGGGTATTCCACCGCTCCAAGCTCGATGTTGTATTGTGGTACTTCAATTTCTTCATAATGCTCCGCCAATACCAATGGGGTCTTAATTACTCCCGCGTGCGGGCACCCTTCGCATAAATTACTACATTCACGTTGAAAGTAAGAACAAGTCGTCGGACCCATCTCCATACTTTCTAGACGTTGTAGTTTCTCTGCGGTGCGGTCTTCATCAAACCGTGTTGTATCCGGAAAGCGAGTTTTACATTTCTTGCGAAGTGTTTCGATATGCTTGCCCGCGTTCTCGCAGTACCGCATAACGCCGATTACCCCCCGCCACACTGGTTCATCTACCGCTTCGCTACCGAACAAAGTGTAGTTAGCGACAGGGCAACGTTGCAAATAATACTTCGCGTGTTTAGGTTTTGTATCTTTGAATCCGGAATAGTCTTTTTTGACATATTCCGCAGTCTTAATCCCGATAGCTTTGACTTCTTCTTTATGTTCAGCGTAATAAGGCTTAAGTGCATTCGCGAACTCAAGATACGTTATGCTTGGCGCGTCGGATATGAGCTCTACGGGTTTACCGTTTTTATGGTTGATTGTACCAATAGGGCGCAATATGCGCGCTTTATCCGCGGTACACGCGGGGTCAACGAGCAGGCCGTAATGCTTGATGATAGCGTCGAATACTTTCGCGATCTTAAACCAACTCGCTGCGTCTAAATCTTTGTCGAGAGGCCAATAAGCGTGGATACCACGCCCACTATTTACGACCATAGGGTCTGGTAACCCAAGTGCGTTCACGAAATCCCATAGCTTCTCAATCGCAATTTCTTGGGTGGCATAGCCCTTACCGGTCGCTGCTTTATCTTCGCCTACGTCTAGGTCTAGCCAGAATGATTTAAAATGCGTAGTAAACTTCGCGCTACGCGAGAAGCCTTTGTAGGTACGGCCGTTGTATTCTTTATCAATGAAGCTAAGTTCCGGGTCAAATCCCCCCATCGCCATGTACAGTGGTTTGCCACTATGCACTGCGAGCTGAATGCGTTTAGCGAGGTCTGCGATTGAAGTAAACGTCTTGTGTCGTGTCGTTAATGACGGAGTACCGTCCGTTTTATATACAAGGTCCCCGTTCGCGTCGGTGCGTTGCACCATTACCGCCATTACTTTTAAGCCGTTATCAGGGAGAATTTTAGAAAGGTGTTCGAGAGTATTCATAGTGTTGCACCTACAAAGCAAAAGGCAGATCTTACTCTATTCAAGAGACTAGATAAAATAATAGGTAAGCGGTTGCCCGTAGATGCAACACTATGAATACTGTGGTTTGAGAGGTTATATCGAGTCATTGTTCTAATCTCTTTGTTACTAAATTGCAGTGGTTCTGCAACCACTGCATTATTATATAACAGATGAATTACACTTGTCTAGTTGTCAAAGTCATCGAAATCATCTAATCCTTCGGTAAATTTTGCCACTTGTTCCGCTACTTTAGGATCGACGGCTTTACATGTGGCCGTGTCAACGACATTTGCCTGCGAAGTTTCTTCGGGTTCTTCCTTTTTAGCCGGGGCTTTACGTTTAGGTGCAGCCTTAGCTTTCGGTTCTTCCTCCGCTTCTTCCGGCACTTCCACCGGCTCCAATGCTTGCGGGAAGTTATCCGCCAAGAATTCTTTGATTTCTTCTTCGCTTGCTTCCGCCGCCCATTCTTTAAGCTCTGCGTAGTCATATTCGGTGGTGTTCACCACGTCTGGGTGTTCCATACCTAGCACAACTTTTTTAACTTTCTTCGCAGGTTTAGGCGCTTCTTTTTTAGTTGGCGCGGATTTTTTAACCGGTGCAGATTTCGCTTTAGGTGGTTCGACCACTTCTGTTTTTTCTTCGGTAGTTTCTTCCACATTCAAAACAGGAATGCGTCCCGCGGAGCTTGGATTATTCGTCGCAGCATTAAACGGCTCAAGCATTTCTTTTACTTCGTCGCTATCTTTCAACGCGAGAATTTGGTTAATTTGGTCTTTGGTTAAAGTCCAGAAGCCACCGGCGCTGTTTGGCGCAATACCGAACTTAATTGTCGCGGTCTCCATTTTCGGCATCGGCATACAACGCGTAACAACCGCTTGTGTTGGGATCGGCATAGGCGCACCGGTGCGTGGGTGTTTTTGCGACGCTAAACTCGTCATGTACCAACCGTAGCTACCATACAAGCCTTTTACAACTGTTTTATCAGTTAGCGATTTGTACTTAGGCTCAAATACGAATGGGTCTGAGAACGTTCCATCTGCGTTGATTAGTACGCCAATTACGCGGCGGTATAAGCCACACATTTGATTACCGTCCACCCATTCGCTGCTGACTTTATTGGCAGGGCAGTTCTTACACTTATCTGCGTAAGGAGATTCAACGCTTGCATCAGGCACTAAGCCGTCAGTGGAATAGCAATCAGGGGCTTCAAACTCGCCGGATTGTTTTTGTTCGTCAAAAGATTTAGCGTAATGCACACGCGAATTGTATTTGCGTTGATCCACAATCACGATATTAACTTCGCGGCCCATATCGTGGATTTCGCCTTCGCTGTCGATAAGCTCCCAATCTCCACTGTTACCCATCGATAGACGAGGTGCGCGTTTGAAACCTCCGGATAATCCGTGGGTAATATCCTTCGTTAGCTCCGCAGCTAATTCCTGGTCAAACGGGAGGGCTAATTCGCCCATATCTAGAACCATTAAATCTGACATAAGTCACTCCATTATTTTAAGCGTTTAGTTTTTACTTTACGAATTGTGGACTGTTCAATACCTTCCGGTAAATCATAGCCCTGTTTTAATAAATCGTTTAACGTGGTACTTGTTAAACGTTTTTGCAAGATTGCAAAAGCCTCTGGGTTAAGGAGCCCACCACGGACATTGTTTACCAAGCCGTCTGTGACCTCCTTAACAGTATCGACGCTCACGTCTAATTCATTCGCGAGTTGCTGTACAACATCGCCGTCTGCGATTTGGTTAGCTACACTGTCTGCGACAATGTTACTGTACACCGGCGTCCATCCTTCTTCGCCTACGCTGAAAACGGTTTCCGGTTTGTAGGTAACGGTTAATAGACCTGCGAATTTCATCTCAGACATTTCGTCAGCGACCATACGATTACGCAGTTCGTCTTGAATAATTTCAAGGCGGGTCTTGGCGCGTTTCTCGTCGGCAGCAACTACGTCTAATCGGTCAAGCGTTTGGCGAGCCAGTTTCGCTACGGCCTCAGCCTTCGCGCTGCGAATTTGTGTTTTTAGACGTTCTAGATTTTGTTCGGTAACATCATCTAGATCCATGCGACATTCAAGTGCGGTCGCAATTTGCGCTCTTACTTTTAACAAGTCATCTGTACTAAATTGACTAAGCGGGAAAAACTCGGCGCCTTCGGGTGCTACGAATGAGCTGTCCTTCACGACAATGCGTTTCTCTCCGTCTTCGTCAAAGATATAGATAAACTTACCTTTTCCTGCCATTGTGGTTTTCCTCTTTTTGTTTCTACTAAGTTACTACTATGTTTCTAGTAAGTATGGGAGTAGTTTATACACTTTAATATCTACTGTCAATACCTATTCCAAAATTTCTTGTTTATAAAGTTCAAGAAAACTTTGTTGCGCTTCGCTACCGTTGGCTAACTTGTTGTAGATAGCCTTCTCAAGCTGCGTCGCATATATATGGTAGATACCCATATTGTTCTTTTGTAACTTAGATTGAATACGTTTATTCGCTTGGTCGTACAGCTCCAAACTATGATGTGGCGTAAACCACACAATCGTATCGGCAACCGCGAACTCTAAGCCGTGCGACGTTGTCTTCGGGTGTGCGACTAAAACTTTCACGTCGGGGTCAGTCTGGAACCGTTTCACAACCTCATCGCGCTTCTTGCCGGTTACACGCCCATCGATCCATACCGAACCATACTTTTTATCACAATGTTCTTGTACAAGATCTACCACCGCTTTAAAACTTGCGAACACAATAACCTTGTTATCGGTGCCGTTGATGATTTCATCGAGCACTTTCAGTCGCCCCTTCGGTGGGAGCTTTAACACGGCAGTATCGTCGTCGCTACTTTGGTCTAGTTTAACCACACCGGCAGCGGTTTGGAGTAGCTTAAACACTAACACACCCGCATTGGCAGCGGATACCTTACCCTCGCGTAACGGAATCGCACCTTCTTGGCGAAGTTTGTTATAGGCTTTTTGTTGGTCGGCGGTTAATTCCGCTTCCACGTACATCATCTGCAGGGGCGGTAAGTCTAATACGTCGTCAGCGTTAAACCGAATCGCTGGTTGAAGTGCATTAAACACCGTCTCTTCCCAACCACGCTTAGGTATCCATTTCCGCTCACCTAATTTAAACATGGTTTGCGCTTGCCACGCCCCGACTGTTTTAGGTACACGATGGGGAGCAACTAATTTAATAAACCCGTATGCAGCGACTGGGCCACCGGATAATGGCGTACCGGTCAACGCCCACACATACTTGGCCTTCTTCGCCATTTCGTCCATCACCGCCCATCGGTCTGATTTCGGGTCGCTAAATAAGCGAGCTTCGTCGATAATAAGTAAGGTTTTGTCCGTGATGTAGTGGTCCCATATATCGCTTACCACTTTTATACCGTCGTGGTTGATGATGTGAAAATCTGCTTTTTGTCGGAGGATAGACTTGCGCACGGAACTAGAACCCCGCGCCACTAGCGCATAACGACTTGCAAATATCCCCTTCACTTCATCGTACCACGTCCCACAGTTTGACACCGTACAACAAATTAGTACCTTGTCGATCACACCTTCTTTGAGTAAGTAATCCGCAGCCCAAAGGCAGCTCGCTGTTTTTCCGGTACGCTGTGTGTTTAGCACAAACGCTTTCGGGTTTTGCGACACAAACACCGCCGTTTCTTCTTGGTGTTTCATCGGGTCGTACATCCCGTGCAGCTTAGGGTACTCATAGTAGCTTCGCATTGGTTCGTAGTTTTTCATCTTGGCGCCTAAGTTTTCCAAGATCTTAAATGTATCTACGTTATGTTTTAATGCGATGTGGTGACCGGTTTGTTTGTACTTAATACCAACTTGATCGAACACCGCAGTGAACTTCTCCGGGTCTCGTATCTTTAGTACGATAGCCTTTTTGTCTTTAACTACAAGGGCCATCAGTTAAACTCCATAGGCTCAAGTTTGTCTTTCCAACGGTAGAGTACCTTGGTTTGCTCACTATTTGACAAGGTATCCATATCTTGAGCACTCGTATATTCCCCGCCGTCGTCGGCGGCGTCTATTAATGCCTTAACCATTTCAAGCGCGAAAGGTAATGTATGGTCATCCACCACCCACGCAAAACCACGTGCTCTATGGATACGGTATAGCGCATAGGCTTGTAACACGGTAGGGTGTTGTTTCGGTGTCGCCTTACATTCAAACGCGAACGGCACGCCTTTAATAATCGCTATCACATCTGGAATCCCGGTCTGCCCCATGCCATTTTGTACCGGCATATAGAAAAAGCAATCGCCACCTAGCGACTTTAGAAAGTCCAGTAGTTTCTTTTTTACTTTGCCTTCTGGTGTTTGTTTAGCCATAAATCACCTACTGCACGATAATATTTGAAGTACCCAACCCTTGTGTTTTTTCCGCAACACGCTTGCGGATTTCATCCGCCGACATGCCTTGCTGCATCATACTTTTAGCGAGCATTACCGCTTCTGCTTTTTTCTTCAACGCTTCAAAGGCCACGAAATCTTTACAGTATGCGATGTCGCGGAGGATGTCTTCTAGAGAGTCGCCAACCATCTTAGTTTGCTGATAGATTTCGTTGGTTTTTAAATGCTGCGCCATCGCAATTTCTTCCAATTGCTCTTTGGGCATTGAGGTGTACGTTTTACGGAAACCATCCCAGTCGCTTTTAGCTAGGCAATCATCGGCGGCGATGAAGGTATCCACGTGTTTATTGAAGTTATCGCGAAGTTCTTTCACGAACTCGTCGGCAGTTTGTTTAGTCATAACTATTCCTTATCGTTTGTTCCAAAACGGACATGATTTTACTTGGCACCACGGTTTACCACCGTTTACCGTCGGTTTATTTGGCCGGCATAATCCACCTGGATTAGGCAGCCATTCGTTACGCTCAGTTGCTTTAGCGATCTTCTCAATGTTAAACGATAAATCGCTTTTCATCTCGTCGATGTCATCGCGGCTGAACGTTAATCCTTTCTTGCCCTTCACCACCGGGCTATATTCCATTTGGTCGAGGAATATGTAGCACACTTTGATTTGGTTGATATGCGGATAGGCCATAAACGCCATTAGGGCGTAAGTAGTGAGCTGCTTGCGGAAGTCTTCGCTGTCTTTGGTTTTACCCGTTTTATAGTCGAATATCACCGCTTTGCGATCTTCGTGGTTTAGCACAATTACGTCGGCTGTACCACCGTACCAACGGTCGCGGTACGCACAGGGGCGGAATTGTTCGTCAATTGCGAGTTTAGTTTCCGGTAACTTCTCACCTTTCATTAACTCTAATCGCTTAATCAACGGCTCTAGGTGAGCCGTCTCCTCCGGTAAAGCCAACTTCGCTCGTAGGCGATCTTCTAACTGTTTATGCCAACGCGTACCACGCTCCGTCGCTTCCGTTGTCTGAAATACTACCTCTTTGGTAATGTACTTCGCTTGGTACTGCTTGGGGCAAGTATTGAATGTACTCACCGACGTTGGCGATTGAGGCATTAGTTTCATCGTGATTCTTCTTCCGGCTGCAAGTCTAATGTTTTCGCATATTGTTGTAGCAACGTTGATAATAGCGCGGACACTTCTTCCACTTGACGTTTACAGTCTTCCAATGCGTTGTGGGTAACAACTGCTTGCGGCACCACTATACCAACGATTTTGTTAAGCATCCGGGCTGTACGTACCGAGCGTGTATTCCAGAACTTCCACGGTACCGGTAAATTTAGCTCACCATATAAGTTACTTAAGATCGCGAGGTCGAAGTCAGGATCGCACGCCCACACCTCGATGTTTTCGTATTCTTCCGACGAAGTAACACCGTAGGCGCTACTTTTAAAGAACTCTGCCAATGCGAATACAGCTTCGTTAGGCGCCTTCTTCTCCGCATTTGCTTTCGTGAAAATATTGGGTACATTATTTTCTGTGAGTTGTTTAGCCCACCATTGAACAGTATCACCGGCAATATGACGGTCACGTTGCATATCCAATCTAAGTTCACAGTAAAACTCACGCTTAATCGCGCCCGTAAATATGTTGAATTCAACCGCACCGATACTTAATACTACTGCGTTTACCGCTGTGGATAATGTCTCGATATCCACCATAAAATGTTTAGACATTATCTTATTCCCCGGTGATAACGCAGTCCATATACAACTGCACAAACTTACCCGTGTTTTTACTTTTGTAAAAAACGCCGCCGCCATTTTCTGAATATTCTACGCGACCAGTAGATCGGTCAGTAAACACCGGAGTAGCCGAACCGGAAAAGCACTTAATATCAGTTTCGTTATTAAATCGCATAACGCGATTCACCCAGGCATCGGTACACGCTGTTACTAATGTAGCCGATAATAAAACCGTAGCTGTTGCTGCAAGTTTAATTTTTTGTTTAATCATCGTATTTTACTCCTGCTTTTCGTCCGAAATCATATTCCCCAACGCCGATAACATTAGGGTGCGATTGATTTGTGTATTGTAATTTTCCGCTAATTCCTCCATCCTTTTTAATACGACGTAGAGCGATCATCGGGAATGGGGTATACATAATACAAGAGAGTTGTTCTTTCATGTCAGGTATGAAATATTCCCCTTCCATACCTTCCACCTTTATTACGCTTTTCCCAAACTCTACGCCCTTACCTTCTACCTGCTTTAATAGCGCTCGACGATAGGCCTCCATACCCAGTAACTTACTGCGATTATCCGTCACAAAACGCATAGCTGCGAGGTCGTTATCAGATAATGCAGTAAAATCTTCGTCTCCATCACGATATAACTTTGGCGCTTTGTCGTAGGTAGCTAAGAAAATATCCGGTTTACAAGGGTAAAACTCACCCTTAATCCCTTGGATAATGAAATCACCATACGATGCTGTCATCAAACCTTCAAGCGTTTCTATTTTGGCGAATGGTATTTCGCCATCGAAAATATGTACTTTGTCTTGGTCTAACCAGTCTGGCACACCAGCTTCGATGTTTTCTGTCGTAAGTTGCCACGCGTTTACTTCTACTGGTTTCTTAATGTATCTAGTCATCGCTACCATCCTTTATTTTTGCAAGAATTTCTTCCACACTTTCCGCTATGCGAAGTTCTATACCTTCACGCATAAGTATCAGCGTAAAACCGGCATTGGGCGATTTATTGATTACGACAATATGCTCTACATTTACGGTGTACACCGTGTTGGCTAGATGCGCGTTTATTGCATTCAAATTTCCAGTGAAATAAGCTCTTAGTTGTATAAACTTCATTTTGAATCCACCTTCTTCGCGACGGCTTCACAGATAAATTTACCGTCTCTTGAAAAGACTTTACGCGTAGTTATGTCCTTCATAAGCTCCATATCTACTTCTACGAATTGACCTTCGTATGCTTTTAGCTCGTCGCTGTAATACTTGCGGCCATCAAAGCTCACAGATCCACGACTAACCTTTCTTAAAACTGAATTATACGGAACACCCATTGCCTAACTCCTCTAATTTATTTCTTGTTACGTACAATGTACGCGCAACTTTTTGACCTTCATCGCGTTTAGCGAATAACACCAGTACGCTACCGGCATTGTTGCCGTCCGACCGTTCGCCGGTGCTATTGTTGATAAAGCTAATTCTTCCATCACAAATAAAAGCAATCGCTTTTGCGTGCTTAACACACTCGCTAAACCATGCTGTCGACGTATCGGAAGGGAGCAACATAATTACACCGGCACTATTAAACTTCGTGTTTTCTGCAAAATGTATGCCTTTTGCGATGAATTTCTTCTTTTGACCTCGGCTGTATGGTGGGTTGCACCATAGCACACCGCTACAACGTTTCTCAGCTGCAAACTTCACCCAATCTTGTGTCAGTGCATCTTGTTCTTCGGAGAAGAACCGCTCGTGTTTTGTGTTGTGCTTGCTCGCACATACATCACCGACATACGCAGCTTGTGGACCTAACAAGCCTTTTAGGACAAAATACGCAAGCGCGCCGTTGTATATCGCTGTCGGAGTCGCCCAGAAGTCTTTGTCTTCCGGTGCAGTTTTGCTGTTAATGTTTGGTGCTGCCATTTAAATGATACTCTCCACGCCTTCTGGTGTACGCGTATAACGTACACTCAGATTCAACTTCGGTAATTCCTCTGCAATACGGCTTAAAATGTCTTTGATAGGGGCGTAGCCTTTTGACACGTTAATGAAGTACGTTACCATCTCTCCATCCACAATCCCGCAACTGCATTCTATTTGGTCTCCGCTGTAGTAGTCTATCGCGGATAAGACCCTATCCAATAGTTCCTCATTTGGTAACGGAGCTTCAGTATATTTTCGCTTATACTGTACAGCGAGCTCTACGAATTCAGGTTCTATTCCCACTTCCACTGGTTTAAGAGAATGAGCCCGTCTTTCTTCAATAATTCGCCATTCGTTACCGTCCACGCGGTTTAATAGCACGCCATTTACAAACCCACCTGTATCTACGTTCTCAAACGTAACGACTTTGTCTATATCCGGCATAGTCCACCATGCACCATCTAACTTATAGTGCTTTTCAGTCCGCGCTTTAAATGGGATTTCTACCATCCTCTGTACTCCTCGTGGATCTCAGACCAATGAACACAAAACTCAGGTGCCTGCATAACTCTATAGATATTTTCTTCCGCCAATTTCGTTACAGGAAAGTCTAATACTAGGATATAGTCCTCTACGGTGGTTGAATCTTCGTTATCTTCGACCCGTACGATACCTTCGTTACGTTCGCTGAAGCCTAACATTGCGATAATTGTACGCTCTAATTTGCGTAAATCGCTCTCCCCCGCACCGCTTGTAAATTTAATTCTCGCCGCCATAGCAACACTCCCGTACTAACTTCACTAAGTAAATCGCCACCATTAACACACCTAAACCGACACGTAACATATCTTCCATCCAGACGCCTTTTATCATAAGCGCGATGCCTATCGCTACGCCTAACGCGTTTAGAAATGCAATCATTTTTGCCCCCCCCCTTAATCCAGCTTTACTAATCTTCCATATCCTCGAATACGCTCCAAGAAATGTTGTATCTACGTTTTCTAAATACTTCTCGGATCGCGCGTTCTTGCGCTTCAGTTAGTATCGTGTTAATAACCAAACTATACTCGTTAGGTTGTGGATATTCCTTTAACTTCACGATCTCACGGTTTAACATACTTAACTTCATTGCGAGGTGAATATCCTCTACCAACGGAAGTAACTCCCGTATATTACATGATGAAGAAAATCTAATATCTACGTTATTCTCGATCATTTTTTGCTCCTTATTCCATCTCCGCAATAATCGCAACGCCATTAACCATTGACTTACCGTCCATCTCTAACTGGCGTAACTTCTTAGCCATGTAACGTTCTTGCCCGGCACGTGGCATTACATCGACGCGTAACTCACGACGACTGTCAGGCCATGTATCTAATTTAAACAAGGCGACTTTACTACGCATCCCTTGTAGGTTAAGTTTTTTAATTATTTGTGTTAGGATCTGTCCGTCGCTGATGTCAGCGAGTAGTGAGAATTGGATTTTAATCATTTCGCCCTCCATACCTGCGAGAATGGTAAGTCAGACAGCTTCAATTTCTGCTGTAAAAACTGTGCTCTCTTATCTGAGAACGGCACGTTAATCTCAAGCACATATCGGTGAAAGTGGTCTGGGGATTCGTATATCGTAACCTCTACATCATCAGCGAGGTTTAATGCTCTACGAATTTGCTTCCCACCGGGAAACGGAACGCGAAGTGTTTGCACCTGTACAATAAATCTAATCATACCGAATCCTTACATTACGAGCTTTCGCCAATCGTCTTTCAATAGACGCTTATTAACTACGCCTCCGTAAACGCTTTCCCAAACCTTAACGATTAAGTCAAGTGCTACATCCACTTCCTTTTCAGATTCCATCCCACGTTTAATCGTGCTGTAGATAGTTTGGCCTCTATAGATAAATTTAATTGTAAGGTAGTCGTCTTCTACGCTAATTACAGCGAACTCCCATTGCTTGCAATCCTCACTTACACGGAAGCCAAGTCCTAAATCTTTCAATTCTCGATTTAGTTTATGGAGGTAGCTATATTCTTGGTCGAATACTAACTCGTCGTCGTAAACTCTTAGGCGGTATTTATCGCCGTTTAGATCAACGTAAATATTCTTCTTATCGAAGCAAACTTTTAGTAATCTCATAGTGTTTTCCTTATGTAGTTTTATTTTGCACACCCATATCGTTGTGCGATTGAACCATCGACGGCCAATGGCAATGTTGCATACCAACCCGTTGAATGGGTCATCACGTCTTGCATTACGTCGAAGACTTCTTCTGCGAGTTCGTCCTTGCAGCACACAATAATTTCATCGTGAACTGTCATAACGATGTGCGCGTCATCTCTAGACCACCCGCGTGCTAAGAACTCCTTACGAAGATTGACTACCTTCTCCGCTGCGATGTCGCGACACGCGGCTTGACAGTTATGTACGATGAAAGGTTCTTCCTTCCCTTTCACAACGAAACGATTTCGAGGGCCACAGTTTAAGATGTCGTAAACTTCCTTGTAACTTCCGTTTTCTCCGCTATTGGATCTGGCTGTTCGCGTGGTCCGTATATTGCGAATAACGTCTTTAGCGCGTTCATCCAGACGTAGTAGTGGGGTGTCCCCTAGCTCGCCTGCCTGTTTCCATCCATCTACGGTTAAAACTTCGTGGTCTTTTGTCATGCTTACACCATCTACAATGATGCATTCCTTCCGTCCTTTCGGGATAAGACCGGAGTGGTTTACGAACTTAAACCCATCGTGGACTTTATCAGTAAGGCGAACGTCTTTAAGTTTAACCCAACCACGATCCGTTAATACTTCTGCTTCTCCGTCGATGCAAAGGTTTTCCGTAATTTTGCCACCGAACGTCTTTTCCCAATCTGGTTTTTTCGTCTGTTTGTTCTTGCCCCAGAACCATAACTCGTTGCCCATCTCACCCGGCCGGTGGTGGACGCCGCGATATGTCAAGGCCATGCCACTCGGGCGCATAATTTTGTTACCGACGGAATAAAATAGGCCGTTGCTATCCCCAAGCTCTACGTCTACGCCTTGCACCATCGCGTTAAGCAACGTCTTGCACTTGTCCCACCCACGCTTAATATTAGGAGAGGACTGCCGGTAGGAATTCACAAAAGATCGTAGCTGCTGCTCCGTAAATTCTTCGGACCGTTTACCCATTACAACAATAAGGCCATTTTTACCGGCACCGTAACCTAGACCTAACTGTTGCGACTTACCCACAAACCGCTGCGACTTATTAACTTCGTCGTATTCGATCCCGTATGTAAAGGTCGCTGTTACTTTGTAAATATCTTTACCGCTAGTTAAAGCGTCAAGAATCCACTGCTCACCCCATAGCCAAGAGTTGAATCTCAGCTCAATTTGGCTCCAGTCTAGGACTACGAGCTTTTTGCCTTTCGGCGCTTTTATGGCGTCACGCAGCCCCATGATGTGGAGTTCTTCTTCGTCGTTCTCAACAATTCCGGCACGTGCGAGATGTACTTTATTGTCAGGTAATACTTCCACTACTGCGTCGGCAGTGTCTTTGTAAAACACTTTCGTTCCGAGTGCCGTGCTCTTATCTACGAGCTGATTTCGGTTCATGTTCTGAACGTTTACGGCGTCGGATCCACCCCAGCGCCCTGTATGCGCCGCATAATACTCAAGTGGAATGGGTAGCACACCGCGAGATGCGAGGTCAATAAACCGCTCCACCCGTGTAACAGCCTGTGAAGACTTGTTCCCTAACCGAGCTTCCACAAGCTCTACCACGTTTGGATCTTCGTGCTCAAGTAAGCGCAGGAAATCGAGGTCTTTCTTTGCGAAGGCATATTTTGTCTGCCCTTTTGCATTAAATTTTGTCGGTGGCTCCACACCTAAATTACGCAGTAACGCAGCGAACTTGTCATCCGACCGGAGGTCTGAGAGCGTCGCACCCACTTTGTTTAAGAGGGCATCACGCTTACCATTCACCATGTCGCGTACCACTTTAAGCACCGGCTCATGGAGCTCAACGACAGGGTAAGTGAATGTTTCAATCGTCGCGGTCATTACGTCGATCTCAAGTTCCGGGAACTTAAACTCTTTCATGAACCAGTTGTATGCCGACCAAGTTAAATCAACGTCGGTGCGACCATACTCCGCATAGGCCTCGTATTCTTCGTCCGTAAAGTCCATTAAATGCTTGCCGTCTGCGTTTACGACTTCGTCGCCTTTGTTAAGCGAGCGTAACATTTCTTCTTGACTCAGTTTCCCCCACGTTGTGTTGCCGTTGGCGTCTCGGATAATCCCCCATCCGTAGGTATCACGGAGTTGGTTGGTTACGATGTCGAGCGAGTTGCCGCCCCAAAGCTGACAAGCTCTGCTCATTAACATGGTGTCAGCGATTTGGCCGGGGTAAATCTTGTAGATCCAACCAAGGATTGCGCAGTCGAATCGACCGTTGTGTGCGATTAAGCGTACATTGTCCCACCCGTAGGCAGCTTCAACGTGCTTTAACCAGTCTTCAATCTCATGCGGGCACAGCCATTCTGCCGGTCGGTTACCGACTTTTACTGATAACCCAATAACTTCAAAGTTAGGGTTGCGGATATACTGCTCAATCGTCAATCCGCTATTTTTGTTCTTCAAAAAATACTTCAACTTCTTGTCGTAGTAGGTCTCGAAGTCCAGTGTAATTTCCGTGCGTTTCATTCTATATACACCTACTTCCTATGGACGGGAATCACTTTTCTTTGTGCTTAACCGTCTAGCACGTCTAATTCTTTCGCGATGGTATTCATCTACCGCATTGCGCTCTTTTTTATAAGTTGCCCCTAGTAACGGGCTGGCTTTTACTTCGCGCTTATGCTCCGTGCCTGTCGGCTTAAACACTTCGTTAAACGCTTCGCGCATCTGTGCCAACATCGTGCCACAGTTCGCTTCCGCTTCTTCTTTCGTGGCAAACACCCCGAGTGTGATTGGGCCTTTAAATGGCATAGTGTACATCTCAACCCACGTGTTAAACTTCTCCACGTAGACGACTTTCTCCACGCCATTTTCAGCGACGACTTTATATGCCGGTTGTCCGTCTCTAATCATTTATTGCCTCCACCTACAACAACTTTAGTCCTTCCACGAAATCCACAACTGCTTACCTTCGCAGGTGCAGTCGTAACCTTTGTTCTCAAGGACCTCGATTATCATTGGAGTAACGTCGGTGTTTTTAAATTCAACCATTACTTCAAACTTGCCGGTTGCAACTGCGTTCTTGATACTTTCCGTTACGAGCGAAACTGCCTCATTTACAAGCTGCTTGCGAACTTCGTCTGCTGACGGGAGACAAGCAACTGGATCTGTTGTATCCCAAGGCATCGTTATTTTAGTTAGGCTATCCGCGGTAAAATCGGTGGCGATGTTATTTTGAAATACCCATGCGCTATCACCTATACCATTAATCATGACTTCGCTATCACTATCTAAAATTTTGCTAATAAAATATATGCAACATAGTTTATATGGACGCGTAGAATCATCTGTATTCATTACTACGTATTTATTGCCTGCTTTGTCTTGTACAAAATCACCTTTTTCAAAATTCATTCTGCTTCTCCTATGATATAGTGATATGGATTTACGCAGCCGTCATACCCACAGCTACATTTAAGTTCTTTTTCTTGGTGGTTACCGCCATACAACGCGGAAATAAATAAACCATCCGCTTTCCGTCCGCGCTTAAACGCACGTGTAATTGGCGTATTCCCGCTAAATTCCCCCACCCAGATAAGGTGGTCGTTATGTACTTCGCAATCGTCCAGCAATTTCAAATACAGATCTTCATCTTTCAATGGATAGTCGTTGCCGGCTTTGATAAAGTCCAATGCAAACTGCGATATATCATAATCTTTCATCAAGATATTATCCGGTCGGTCGTCGTTTCGGATTGCCTCCACATCACGCAGTTGGCGCAACTGGTAGGCAAAAAACGGATACATCGCGGTATTTTGCAACAACATCTTTCTAAGCGACGAGCCTGCGGCATTAACTTTGACTGACATAGCCTCCGACGACATCTTAATCGCAAGCGTAAACACCTCTTTGTTACGCTGCATGTTCGCTTTAGGCGAACCGCTACGTGCTCTACGTTCTTTTGTTGTAATAGTGCCTAGCTCGATGTGGTTTCGGCTCACGCAGCGCGGGTTACCACAGCTTGTTTTTAAGCGAGTACGCTCCGTGATACCTTCAAATTTACCGCGTGCGAAAAGATAACGTACATTGATATTGCGATAGGTGCCGTCCGCTAAGCGTCTTGCCACAACCGGGCAATTACCTGACATCGCACCCTTCCAAATTAAACAATCACCTGCTTTCTCAACATTTTCACGAACTCTGTCCGCTAGTGTTTTGCGTTGTCGTTCTGCCACTTTTTACCCCTTGTAATTCTACAAACTGCTCTAGCACCGTAACGATATAATCATTCATTGAGATACCGTTTCTACGTGCTTCGCGTTTTATCTTTGCTCTAAGCTGTGTAGGCAAAGAGACTAAAAATTTACCTTCCATTACGATTGCACCGTGTTATTAACTTACAATGCAAGTATATCCGTTTTTAATTTAACGTGCAACGATTAAAATTTATGGTTATGCTCCATGATAAAGCAAATATTCTCCACCCATTGATTGAATACAAGACTGGCATGGGCATAGCTCCCAAATACTAACTCCCTTTGCTCTGTTCCTCCGGCGATAAAACTCACATAGTATTTATCATCTGCTTCCGCCATTTGTACAGCCATACCACCTATACTAAAATTCTTTACTATCATAACTAGCCTTCCTTCTTGCTTTCTAACCGTGCTTCCCGCGCTTCAACCTGTGCTTCCGTTACCATATCGTCGTACAAGTTTTCCGCGTGTCTCGTTAATTCCCGCGATAATTTTTCGACGTCTAAGTAATCAAACAAATCCACGCCTACGACTTCGCCCTCAATAGTTAGCGCCATGTTATCCAACCACTTCGCGACTTTGTCCTCTACCCACTGCTCCTTGCCGGTTGGCACCGGTGGTTCTAAATTCCAGTCCATACTAAATCCACCATAAAAACGTCAGCCCTAACAGCACTGCACCAATAACTGCTCCGATAACGAGATTGCGCACAAACTCTATCACCGTGTTATAGATACTCCATCTTTGTTTTGTTGTCGTGATACAACTTAATTTTTGTAACTTCGCCATTTTGTTTTTTTAATCTCCGCAAATACGTTTAAACACGCAGGCACATCATCAAATACGCCCATTAATACACTGCTTTGATACCCATCCATGGTCGCGGTATGTTTCCCCCATCGTTTAAATCCTTCCGGTGTAGCCAACGGGTTAAACTTCCCATGTTCAAACCCTACTTCTTCAATTTTTCCCACCTCAATTAAGCGATTGCGGTAGGCGATAAGCTCACCCTTTTGCATCCGTCGGCCGCTCGGTTCGAACCAATATGTTATCGTGCGCGGCTCTTTTAATTCGTTACGGTGGCGTTGCTGCGAAGTGAACCACTTACAAAACTCCACGAAGTTATCCGTGCGGTAATGCACCACCGGTAGATCCGGTGTATCCTGCTCATACTGCGTGAGCATGTTGCCTAATACGTTATACTTCCACAGTGGTGCGAGCACTGCTTCCTGTGGCACACCTTCCATTCCACGTTCATCGATGTCGTATGGGCAGGCCACCCAGTACATTGTCAGCGCGTGCAACGGATTCACTTTCTCCCATAACGCCATGAGCTGATCGACAACATAATCATTCATTTCCACCAATAAAACTTCGGTTTTAAGCTGTGTATTGGTTTCCTTGTCAAGATAAACTTCCCCGTCTTGTCGGCGACACACAATACCCATTTGAATATTCCAAAACCACCGCGTATTTTTGAAGGCCAACTCTTGCGTTTTAGTGATAGGTACAATTTTATTATGCTTCCCGTTATAGACTAAGGTGCGCGGCACCATATCCCCTCTATCGCCACCAACTTCTACGCGATCTACCACGTTACACACCATCAGATCTTTAAGCCCAAAACTATGCAACGCTTTCATTCGCTTGGACGGGTTATTTTTCGCAACCTGCCCATTTCTACGCTTGTTCTTGCTCTTTGCCATACCTCACCTAAACAAACTCAACTATGATATAACGCCCTTTGATATGCTCTACGCGCCATTGGTCATGGCGACTTACAAATACAGGCCCCTGGGTACGGCTTATTCTTAGAAGAAACGGACTGTAAGGTAATGCGCACCGTATACGCACATTCGTTACGTTGTTCAACTTCCCGCTATTAACGTATTTCACCATTTCATCAAAGGTTAGTATTCTCACTGCTTAGATCCTTCTTCTTTTTTGTTAAGCATTGAATCTAAATATCCATCGAGCTCTTGGTTCAACACTTTGATCGCTTTTTGTGTAAGCGTGGACTTATCTACCGACTCATAAATCTGTGTGCCCACATAAACACCACCTAGCATAGCTAAACCTTGCTTACTCGGTAGGAGCGTAAACAACATAAGCGTCGCGATTCCGAATTTTACAAACCGCATCGCTAATTTATGATATCGCGCTCTCTTTGGTTCCCCAGTCGAAAGACCTATTGTCTCCCCTTTTAAAATAACGGCGCCCATTAACAACGCGAGTGCGGCCGAAAGTGTTATAACTAAGATACCTTGGTAAATATCAAACAAATACACAACTAAATACAACATACTTCAACCTCCATACTTTTATGTGGTTGGATGCCGCTTATCGCAGCACCCAACCGTTCAGACCACTACCAAATAACAGTTAAGACCTTTCGTAAATAATCATTAGCTATAAACGTAAGCTCTGGATACAGTTCTTTTAGTTTATCGATCGTACCGGTGCTTTGTACATCGGCCGGAAATGCATTATCATCTTCAAACGTAAATGAGGAATGCCCTTCCTTCGCTGCGGCTAATAATTTCGGGAAGCATGACTCAAAGTGCACTAAATTTTCTGCCTGTTTTGCGATAAACGCGTGTGCAGTAGTTTCACGTAAAAGTTTAATATCCATCTTGCTATTCCTCATTTTCCCAAAGTCCTACAATGTCGAAGGATGACACCGGTATCTTGTGGCTATTCTTTCCGTCCTTCGTCCAACAATAAGTAATGACGTTGTCATACCCTATTACCGGGTAAGAACCTTGGAATCTTTCCGGCGGTGCCACAGCTACTATCCATGCTTTGGTGCCACCACGCAGCTTAACCGGTAAACCTTCTTTAGCCGCGCGCTCAATATTTGTAGCAATGTCGTCTTCCCACATCCCCGCGATGTCGTACCCACGCATTTCCTGGCTACCACTATCTACTACGCCGCTCATGCTCCATAGCATATGTGTATTAGTAATTTTACCTTCTGCGTTGAGGATTACACCCGCTAACGGATGATTAACTGCTCCAATATGCGACCACTCCAACCCTTCCGGAATACGACCAAATATGATGGCCTTGTCGCCATTTCTTAATTTTACCGGCTCACCGGCAAGGGCTTTTTCTACGTCAAATGCTTTCATCAGTGTAACTCCCCGATAAATTCAAACGTAATCTTATCCACGAGCGTCGCGAATTCTTTTATCACCTCAAACGGCTCTACGACCTTTCCATTAACGCGTTTCGACGTTATCTCCGCCAATGTGTCGCCAAGTAATTTATGGGCTACCATGGCTGCATCCCCAACCACTACCCCGTCGTGCATCGTAAATAGGCCAGGCTTCGTAGAATAATCTTGCGTCGCAATGCCGGCTTTAATTGCAGCCATTGTTGTGGCTTGTGTTAATTTCAGGCTTAACACCGCCGTGCAGGTATCAAACACCATTTTTAATAGCGTTTCGTACGCACGCTCACCTTTTTCTGCTTTGACTTCTACTTCGTTCATTTTCTTTCAGCCTCCTTTAGCTGTTGTTTGTTGATTAATAAGTTTGCCAATAGTCCCAAATTCGCGCTTCAAGTGTTGCGCGAAAAGGGTGCTTGTCAGATGGTAAATGCTCCTTCATCCAGTCAGCCACCTGTTCCGAAATAATGTGAATATCGGTGCGACCAAGTGTCAAATGCCACACGTTGCCGGTTAAGTGCGTTGATTTCGATAAAAGAAAATCGCCATAAATATAAAACAACTGATCTGCTATCGCCGTTGGCGTAATCTCTGGTATATATTCACTGCCATTTTGATCTGCGAACGCTTTAACTAATCGCAACGCCGACCATACTCCTACTGACTCCGTAACCGCCTCAGCAACTGAGGTGCTCGGGAATATCGATTCTTCTAAGTCAAATAGTACATCACACAAGTTTCGCCCATACACTCCCACCGCTCGTAGTAACCCAGTATTAAACCGCATGACTACGTACTTAAAAACTAAATCTTCTTTTCCACCTTTGTATGCGTCATAATCTAATTCAATCATCGTTACACCATCCATACAGCTAAGTAATAAATTAAAAAGAAGTCCTGTTCGTTTAAACTTTCTGCTTTTGTTTTAGCGAGGTACGCATAGTTCGCTTTACCATCCTCGTACCCCATCACTACCCATACTACGACGTACCCGTCAGCTAATATTGCCTTGTACTCGCAATGCCCTCGCTTATTGACTACCGGCAACCCATAGGGAAACCGATGCCGTTTGCTGGTACGTCTGGCAAAGAACGTAATATACGGCTTGCCGTTTGCTAATTTATGCAACTTGAACATCACTCCGCCTTATAAGTTAAATCCACAAAAGAATAACCAGCAGGATACCAATTTAGTGCGGCTAAACGCATCGCGTCAATGCGGCTAAGCGCTTCGATATTTGCGTCTTCTTTTTCCGCGTCCATCTCCAAGAGGTATTCCCCTAATACGTCAATGCATCTTCTTAACGCGTCATACGCATTCCCACTGATAAAATCTGCCACGTACCGGGCCAATGCGATTCGTTGTAATGAGCTAAACCCATCACAATCCAAGTTCGTATCGTACTTGTGTTCGTACTCATGCAAAGCTAATAACAAGGTAGAGATGCGAAAATATAGGCCACCCACCTCCTTAGCTGCGTGAGTGTTATCCAATCTTTCCGCGCAATAACGCAAGAATTCTTCATTTTCTACCAGTTCTTTCGCACCGATTGATGGTAATACCGCACGGGCTTTGTGCTGCAAGTCTTTGTAAATTGCCTGCAACATATACAACCCTTGCTTCTTGTCGTAGGTAGGTTTATACAAAGACAAATTGAAATGATCTACGGCTTCTTTCATAAATAATAAAGTGTTCATGTTTTTACTCCTCCAACTCTGATTAATAGCTCCCGTAATAGTCCCACACCTGTTCTTCAAGCGTACGGCGGTTGTTGTTATAAGGTAAGTTCTTTCCGCACCACCGCGAGATACGTGCCTCGATCTGCTCTAAGTATTCCTCCGTCAGCTCCCGATCCAATTGCTCACTAGTTACAGCGTTGCTTGCCCACAACAAATACTCACCATAGATATACACAAGCATATTGGCGATCTTACACGGCTCAATTTCTATATTAGCCTCGCCAAAGTTATCGTTTTCATACTTTACCACCAAGCGAATCGCACTAAACACGCCTACATTTTCGCACGCTTCTTCTGCCACATCCTCGTGAGTAAAGGCCTCGTCCTCATTGAACAAATAATTATGCAGTTCGCCCCCATACTCGCCCACAGCTTCGCTTAATCGGTCGTTTAGCATCTCAAACATACGCGCCGCGATTAAGTCCTGTTTTAGCTCAATACCGCCAGTGATTAAGCTGCCTTCTTTTAATTCAATCATTTTCTCTTACCTCAACTTTTTAATTTCTAACCGATAACGGCTACTCTATACTAATCACTATGTAAATATAGGCTTGGTTATCAAACGCCGATTTACCCAAAAACTTCGCCCAGTCTTCAATCGCGCCTTCCTTCATATCAACCTTTGCCCCCGGTAGAGAGAAAATCTCCTGCGCCTCCTCATAGAATGCGCTTCGTTCGCCATAAACTTTACCATTTAGCGACTGGATGCCCTTCAATTCTTCCGGCGATAGGGCGTTTTTACTCACCGCTACTAATAATTTTTCCATTTTGTTTTCTCCTGTTTGTGAAAATTAATCTACGTCTTCCAAATGCTCTGGCAACGCTTTGATTAGTTTCGCGACAATCGCCGCCTTGTATGTCCCTTCATATTCACGCTCAAAGTTTTCTAAAAACTTCTCCCGATCCCATGTGTAACCGTCTTCCAAAAATTCATCCAGATTGCCGATGAACTCAACCTCTTGCCATTCTAATTCGTCTTCTGTATCTATCTCACCGCTACACAGTGCTTCAACGTTCGTGCACTCCCATACAACGATGTAACCACCTACAGGCGACTCCCATAACACGCGATCAAGATCCGCCGTTTTGTAATGTGCTTTTACGTCTTCGCCAATTAAAAACACCGCTACGGCATCACCTTGGTTATAACCGCGACTTTCAATGTCGGCCTCACGTGCGATCTGCGACCATCCGACTGCTTCAAAGAGCGCACTAAAATACATCTTGTGCGTGAGCTCTTTCGTCATAAACTCACGGAGATCGCCCTCATTATCCGCGCGGTAACCTCGACCTATAGCCAGCTCATTCCAAAGATTTAACCGATCTAATTCTCCACGTTTGGCATCATCACTCATGGCCGCGACTTCTTCGTGCGTGAAGTGCGGTTGATAACAACGCTGCCCTTCCCCAAACAGCACTAACATGCTTAAATCATTGTTGTGGTTAAAGTACTCTAACGCCTCATGATTCGCACATAGCTCACCATAAACCACCGCCGCGCAACTCAGATCGCGATATGCTTTCACCTCTACTTTTATCATCTTTTTACACCTCCAAACCGTAGCAATTTTTTGCGATTGTGGTAAACATCCGTTCACGTCTAGCATCGGTTTTTACCTCTATTTCACACACGTTACTCTCGCGCCAAGTAGTGTGGCGGTCGTAGTCGCTCGTCATCGCACGTAGATCGATAAATAAGTTACCATCTACCTCTACCCAACGCTCCTCACCGCCCTGCTGTAGCTGTATGAAGTAGCGCACGTCGTCAAGTGCCCGCCATCCGAACTCTTTGCGAAATTTTAACACCCGCCCTGTGTAGCGCTTACTTCGATCCAGTTTATATTCTTTCATCTTTTATTCCTCGTCTTCTGCGATAAAAATACCCTGATCGCCAAAGCGTTTCACTTTTGCCGTGCGCGAACCAGTCAAGCGGATCACGTAATTGAATTTATTGCCCATCTCTTGCGCTCCCCACGCTCATTAGTTCGCCGCCAATAATTCGCCCAGTCTTGCGACGTTATACTCTAATTTGTAGCTCTGCACTGTGTAACCTGTGCCGTATTTACTACCGCGATATTTGCTAAAGCCTGCAACTTTTAGCGCGTCGGCATTATCGGTTAAGCGATCTACTGTTACACCTACAAGCGCCGCCAAATCATACTGGCCTACGTAATAAATTGGATTACCATACTTGTCATTGTTTAAGCGTACAAAATTAGTTTCAATATTCATTGTCATTTCCTTGTTCTCCTTATGTTGAGGCTGCTTATGCTTGTGGTGCGACTTCTATCCATTTGCGACTATTCGCC